TTCGAGATATTTAAATGTATACGGCTGTTTGGCACTACCGTTATCGAAGATTTCATAGTAATAATTTGGAAATTCTTCATATGCTTCGGATTGTGAAAACATGTCTGAAAATCCGACTCTTTCAATTGCCACGAATTCCTGTGGATATTCTAAATCATAATTATACTGAGCTGCAAATGGTACGATATTATGCACAGATAATAAGTTTAGTATTGCTTTATGTAGTGCATAAAATGTTTTTGAGAGATATAGGTCACCATTTGCCATTAATATTCCTCTGGTATTACCCGCAAACCCTTCAAGACTCTTAGGATTTTTATAAACCGGATATTGGTTGTCTGCTTTTCCAATTAATTCGGCATTGATAGGTGTGTTCTGTTTAAGGTCCACGCCTTGATTTTTTGAAAAAACCTTATCAGCAAGTGATGGCTTATTGTCATCCTGCCAATAGTCTTTAACAAAATCTTGTATTTCTTCCCTAATTAATTGTGCTATCGAAAGCATTTATTGTCTTTCTCAATAAATACAGTCAATTTAGTCAAATGATAATGTGACTTTTTTTGATTTCTTTCCGCTACCATTACAGGTTGGGCAGGTTTTTGTTCCTGCAGTTGTTTCAAAACTCTGTACCTGTCCCGTACCAACACAAATAGGACAGATTTCTTCTACGTAAAAGTTTGGAAACTTTACTTTGAAATCCGGCATATTGGCTTTTAACCAATCAAATGATAAATCATTGGCGACCATCGTAATGTCTTCAACAACAGTATAATCGCTATCCATACGTCTTTTAAGTTCCCATGAGTTAGTACCGCTTTGCCATTTTAGGTTGTATGCTTTATCTGTTGCTAAAAGTACCTTGACTTCATGCACAGTATCCGTACAGCCATATCTGAGCAGGTATGTGTGTCCGGGTTTTAAATTTAATTCTTCCATTTTATTGTTAATCTACAAATCCAATTATTTCTATGGTTTCGGGGTCACAGAGCATTTTGACTTCTTTACCATCAATAAATACGTACACTACCACTTTGCCTTTGACTTTATTATCTCGGTGATAGGTTCTACCCTCTTTTCCCGTTTTTGTCTTGACGAGATATCCCGAATTTATGCTCATAATACACTTGGCTTTGATAGCGTGTCCTCTTGTCTTTTGCCTGCTACGACAACTACGTAAAACGTCATATTTTGTGGACCGCCAGCTAATGCTCCGACAGGATGTATTATTTCGTTATAGTAAATGATTTCCCAACCTTCAGTAATTAACTTATTGTAAAATTCCTGTACTGTAATTTCAGTATGGGTTTCACTGAATCTCTTGTATCTGACATATTTTTCCATGAGTAAAAATTTAGTAAGCAAATATAGTTAATGTCGGCTATAAATGCAAGTACTTTAGTATTTATAAGAAAATTATTTTATACTTAAATTCAAAGCTATGGCTAAAGATAGAGACGTTAAAGCATTAGAGCATAAAATTGCTGAATTAGCACAGAAAATCAGTAATTTTGAAAAATACGATACTTCTAATAAGAAAACAAAAAGTCTAAAAATCTTAAAATTAAAATACGAAACCGAATTAGAGGAAATCCAAACACAATAATCGGACGATAATCGGACGATAATATTTTAAATCGGTAGAAAAACGGAAGATTTCTACCGATTTTTATTTTATAAACTTGCAGACAAAACCATAATCTCTATCAAATTCAGTTGAAGATACTCCAAGTTGCTGAATGTATTCAGCATAATTGTCCTTATAGTGCTGAATGAATTCATCAATTATGATAGGAATATCCGATTCTTTTTTGACTTTACCCTTAAAATATTTATTTTTAAGAACTACGATAGACCAGGCTTTCCAATCAACAGGTAAATTTGGATGTTTTTCTTGAATATGTCTAATGCTAATGTCGATGATGAGAGCCATGTACGGCTGATACTGGGGATTCAGTAATTCTAATACAGATGCATATTTTTGTATGTGCGCATTAATTTCATCAACGTTTTTATTTGTTAAGTCTAACATATGCTTTATCAGTAATTTGGCAAATATCGGCTTTTCCAATAAAATCGTTTAATGTCCGGGCATCACTATAACTCATTGCATTTCGCAAGTAATGCTCGAAATTTTCAACCCAGCCATTTAGGTGATATTCTACCTTCCTGTATCTCGTAACGCCCTCAGAAGTCTTTAAACGGGTCTTTCCCATTGCTTTTTGCGCTTCCTTGGTACTCATGCCTCTGAAATACTTTTTTATTGGATAGCCTTTGTCGAATAAACGATTAGCAAGTTCCTTGCCAATTTTAATACCATGTACATAATTGTCAGCACAACTTTCTAATGCCTTATTAAAAATTGAACCAATCATCACATAATCAGCACCCAATGCAAATGCTTTAATAATATCCGCATAATCTTTCATGCCACCATCTGCAACAATGGCAGGGGCAAATTTAAAATCATTGTCATCTTTATGGTCATATACATATAATAATTTTTCATGAAATACTTCCTGTATTAGTGATGCTAATGGATATCCAACGCCTGATTGTTTTGAAGTTATGCACCCATTGCCATTACCGATGCCTACACGAATATAATCAACGCAATTATTTTCTGCATACCAACGATAAGTTTCTGGATTGGCAATATTACCTACCATTATCGTTACGTCTGGTCTGAATTTTTTTATTTCTTTACAAATATCTACAATCAGTTTCATATGACCATTGGCAACATCAATAAGAATATTTGCATTTTTATGAAATCTTTGAACGCCAGTAATATGTGTTCGAATATTATTTAATCCAAAGCTAACAAAAACGCCACCATCGTCAAGTTTTCCTGCCATAACTTCTTTTGCAAGAAATTGTAAATAAGGGACTGTTCTTGGTAGAACAACATTAATTTTGTTTTCAAGAAAAATATTCTTATTCTCATAATTTACCACAGTGTCCATTGGTGCAGTAAATAATGGTAATTTACTTGGTAATATAATGTCTTTATATCTGCTTGATATGTCACCATGCACCTTGGGGACAATCAGTATATCATCAAAATCAAATTTTATGGTTGTCATAATTTAAAATAAAAAGAAGTGTGTTTCTTTGGTAAAAACAAAAGAGATTTCAAAATGAGTCTTGAGACTTGAAGATTGAAATTTAACTACATGACTATCGGAAACTTGAACATTCATTGTCATTATCGTTGACCATAGTAGTTGCGAATATCTCAGTATGTCTTAGCTACTCGAAAGCACACTTCAGTTTCTTTACTTCAGTTCTGTTACAGGCGATTCGTCTATTTCTTGTAGGTCTTCACTTGCATCACCCCAAGGAATATCAGTGGTATAATTAAAATTATCGATTTCGTCCTGAACAGCATCAACCTTTTTCTGAAATCCTACAACTATTTCGTTGCGTTTGGCTTCATCTGTGTGAACCTTATAATCCTTTATGGTATCGCTGTAGCCAATAGACTGCAGACCTTCGACAACACTTACTTCGTTCCAGAAAACAATCATTGCTTTTGCTTCTGAGAGTCTGTAAATTTGCTCTTGAATCGGATGATTGGCTTCATTTATAATGAACTTAAGACCAATTAATTCATTGACTTTTGCTTGGAGTTCGGCATATACCTTATCCACATCGAATTTATCGGCACTCGAAGAACCTGCCAGATAAGAATTCTTATTTTTAATCTGGTCCTTTAGTTTAGCGATTTCACCAACTAATTTTTTTCTTGCTTTTAATGCTTTGTATAGCTTCATATTTATTTTTATTTAATGAACAATATTAGTTAAAATTATTGAAATGCGCAAGGATTTATAAAATTTTTGTTTTAATACGGAAATCTACTGACCATCCAATTGGCATAAATTGGGGATGCATAGTATCGATAAAATGATTTCTCCAGAGTTTAACAAATTCTTCGATTTTTTCCTCAGTATCGAGTTTCTGTGCAACATGATATCCGTGGTCGTAAAGAATACGATTTTCTGCTTTAAAGTCGTAAATTTCTTTTTCGTGCAAAACTTGTAGGTATAAATAAATCTTATAGAGTTGCATATAGTTATAATCGCAAATTGTTTCAAACGGAATACCAGTATGCTCTGCAATAAAGTATAGCTTTTCCAATTTAACGGCTTCTGCTACTCTGCCATAACATTTAAATAGTGAATGAATTGCGTTCAGTAGAATTGAATTATCTTTGCCTGCTTCACGTAATTTGCCAGTATATTCACTGTTAAGTTCACCAATAGTTTTAACACCATAAATTCTGGCGATTTCATCCTTATAATTATTGGCTTTTTGCTCATATTGTGAGTGAAGTTCATGATTAATAAGAACTACATCATGATGATTTTTTGATTTATAGATTTCGGGGAAATATGTGCGATAACAATACGGTACAATATGATGCCTCTGCAGACCTTCTTCAATACCGCTTACCACACACCTTGCTTCCCGAATACTACGACCAAATTCTTCGTTGTCCTCAAAGCCATTACCTTTTGGAATAAAGGTCAATCCAATCATCTTTTTACCGATGACCTTTGCCAAACCTCTTTCAGTATACCACTTGGCTTTCTTTTCGCCACAGGTGAACATATGTCTTCCAGACGGATGATAAACCTTCCAGTTTTCGGAATTTAAATTCTTGCTTCCGACTTTCAGAATATTATTGCGTTCTTTACCTGCGCTAATTTCTTCCATGATATACAATCATAAATCTATTGAAAATTTCATCACTACTTGAGTCCATAATAAAATCTTCGTAATCATCACCCAAAGCATCTTTGAACTTACCAATAGCTTGACCCAATTCTTTTCCTTTAAGGTCGGGAAGCCATTCCATGACGATTTCGCCATTGAATTTATCTGCTAATGCTTTAGCCAATTCATCCCTTACATCCAAATCATGCAGTTTATACAGTAATTCGGCTTCCGGAAAAGCTGCATCAATGTCGATAAGATACATATCCTTATCTTCTTCGAAATCGTATTTGGTATTGATGCCATTGTCCTTGATGTAATTCAAGAACAAGTGATATGAACCTCTCTTACGGTTTCTTTTCTTGTCAAGACTCTTCAAATTTTCCATTTGAAACATTTCTGAATCAAAGTACTTACCATCAATACAGAATTTGAATATTTCTTCAAGAGTATCAAAACCCTTCAAGTATCTATCATAATCATATCCACCGAAGTCAAAAATTTTTCTCGCATCATTGGTGAGTAGAATATTTTCTGAGTTTGTTCCATGAACATTCCTGTACTTATAGAACAAACCTTCCCAACCATATGATAATCCAAACTTATGGTAAGTCTTACCCATGATATTTCCCAAAGGGTCGTATGAGAAATAAATTAATGCGGTTTCCCATTTACTTTCTGAAATCGGAATGAAATCAACTTGGAATCCTTTATAGTCGAATGAATAAACTCCACCATTGGCATTGATAGCATTTGGCATAAAAGCATTCTTAATATAATCTTTCCAATTGATGTTGGTATTTGCCGGAACTTTGATAAGTAAGTCCAAGTCACCGTGGTCTGCCTTGGTACGATAACAAGTAACGACAGAAGTGAATAATGTTAAGTCATAGAATACTTTAATACTAAGTTCACTTCCAATTTGAATGAATTCTGCTGTGCTTTTTCTTTCGGTGAATACACCGTACTTATTTAATGCTTTACCACCCATAATAAATTCGTTTTTATAATTATGCAATTATACGAAAATTACGGGAGAATGTTACAGAAAACTTAGAATATTTTAAAAGTAATTTGAGTTTCTTCAATTTCTGGGTCTGATATTGTCCAATTATCTTCGTCTAATCCATCGAGAAATAATTCAATTGCTTCTTTGTCTTCTTCATATCCTTCTTGTAGAAGTTCTTCGGGACTTGTTGCTGATGCAAAATCAAATTCAGCATCATCATCGTTGGCTTCAATATCTTGTGTTGCACCGTCTCTGTCAAGGTCATACGACCATACTATACAATTACCCTCTAAAATCAAATCTCCTGTTAAATTGCCAAGAATATCTTCTTGTAGTTTTTCGAATAATTCGTTGATATTCATACTTATAATAAATTTACGTAAAATAATTTTTACCATAAATAGAAAATAGTTGTCGAAAAGTCGGATTTACGTGAAATTTTATTGAACTTCTGCGGGACTACCGCTTAATTGTGCAAGTGATTGCTTACCACCTTCTACAAACCAATCAGCGATATCAGAACGTTGATGAACAACATTTAACATTTGGTCGATAACAAGTAGTTTTTCTTCAGGACTTGATGCTCTAAGTAATGTACTAAGTAGGTCTTCAAGAGGTTTCAGACCATAATCACTTATAAAGCCACCCATTTTACCTTCGGGGTCATTCATATAATAATCGAAGAATTGACCTGTCATTGTTTCATAAAGTGTTTCTCTTAGTTGGTCTCTGCTTGGAAGTTCATCACCATATTTATCTTCGATAAAATTTTTAGCAAATGGATGAACAGTTGTATTACATGGCGAATTATCTTCAGGTTCTTGATATCCCTTTTTAGGATTGCTAAAGGGTATTTCAAGCTGATTTTTATCAAAAGGTTTATTGTAAACACAATTAAGTTGTTCATCTACCCAATATCCAATATTTTCATCGAATGCTTCTTGGTCGCCCCATTGCGTGTGACCTGCCAGGTTTGTGAAAATGCTGACTTTCATTGTATTGTTTTTTACAATATCTTCAATCATTTCCAAGCCTCTTGTATCTCTTACAGAACCATAGGTCATATAGTCTTCCCAAACTTTTTTTAGTCTTGGAAAGGGTATGACGGTCCAAGGAACATGTTTAGTAAATGTTGGATTGTTGTGGTATAGGAAATCATTGAATAGTTCTCCTTTTAATTCATCATATATTTCAAAATAAGAATAATCAATTTCTTCATCATTGTACGCTTCTTTGAGAAATCTTGTATATTCTTCTCGTATAATTGTCTGTAAGGACTTCATGAAAACTGAATTTCATATAAATAGTCCGGATATTAACAAAAAAAGCCAGATTGCTCTGGCTTTTATATTGTCGTATTAAATTATTTATTGTTTTGTCCAAATCATTGTTGGAGCACCGCCACTAACTTGTGGAGTCCATGTCATTTTTGATTTTCCGTTAGTAACAACATCAAATGTTTGCGTATCTGTTGGTGTAACTCCATCATTAGGGTCAAAATCTGGTTCGGTAAGTGTAAATGTATTCTTGTCATTGTCTACACTATATCCTGTAGCGGGACAAGTATAACTCTGCGTTCCTTGCAATAATGTTAATACATAAGTGTCATTAGTTTTTATAATAGCACTAAAACAAACTTTAGCACTACCTTTATCGCCTAATAAAAGGCTGTCGGATTTCCACGTTCCGATAACAAAATCGGAAAGTGGGGTTTCTTTTTTACAACTAAATCCAATTCCAATTATCAGAATAGTTGCAATACATAAAATTAAAGTTTTTTTCATTTTATTTGTTTATAAATTATTTTACATCATAACTTTCAGGAAGTCCCAATTTTTCTTTGAGTTTTTTGTCATATGCTTGGGCATCTTTGTTAGCACCATCAACAGTATAATAATGGTCGGGACGAGATTTATCAGCACCCATAACCAAACCATATGATATTATTCCTGTGACTATACAAGTTGCAAGCACTCCGACTTCAAATCCACCTGCTGTTGTTCCAACAGGATGTAAAAAGGGTTTTTTTACGAGCATATCAGCCAATACTGTTCCACCTATAACGAAACTTCCTAAGAATATACCTGCTCCCCAATTTGTCATTTTTGTTATTCTGAGATTATCAGCAGCATTTTGATTTAGAATGGCTTGGTTTCCTGCCAGTGCTGCTAATGATACATCCCCAATTTCTTTAACACCACCTTTTATGATTTTAAAATCAGATACTTGGGTTGTGACAGTATTGGAATTGGAAAATCCGTAATAACCATAATATCCGGGATACATGGCACTTCTACCTGTAGTCTGACTTAAAGAATTTGTTGAAAAAACAACGTCTACTTTAGAATTATTATATTCTTCACGTTCAGCAATTTTGCTATCCATTATTTTTTCTTGCACCTGACCAGTATTCTTTATGAGTACAGTAGTTGCAGTATTTTCTTTGATTTCAACAATTTCGCCATATACGCTTGTCGTTCCAACCAAAACTTTCAAATAGTGACTTCCAACAGGAAGTACTAAAGAAGTTATGTCTGTAGTTTGTTTAGTTTCATCGACATAAACATTTATTCCGGTTAGTTCAGAAAAGATTTTCAGTGTACCAGTTTTCGTTTGACCGATTAATGATACGCATAGAAACATTAGTAATAAAATACTTAGAATTTTTTTCATAATTTATTTATTGATTAATATTAGTTAATAATTGAATGGACAAACATAATTGAAATAAATGGCACTAACAAGAATTATGTGTTAAATTTTCAGATATTACATGAAATGTAGTTATTTATTCTAAATTTAATTTCATTCCAAGCATTACGTAGTTTGCGTAATGACCAATGAACCCACCATCAGCATCGTAGTTAAGTACTTCATCGTAATTTGATGCCCTCCATTCTAATCCGAGATAAATTCGCTTTGTCAGTTTATACCAACCTTGGGGTTCAAAAATAAAATATTTGTTATTCCAAAAGTCGCAATAACCACTTACTTGTGTTTTATCTCTATCTTGTGAAAATGTGGTTGTAATCTGATACCCATTACGCATTTCTTTATCGCCAAGATAAAGAAAGTTTTGATGGCGGTATGTAACATCAAAGGATAAATTAAATGATTTTCCGATTGTAAATGCTTTAGACACTCCACCAAGATAAACAGGAAATATTCTGAATGTTTTGTTGAGTCCTGCGTTATATTGTAGAGTGGCAGAGAATGTTTTTGTAATGTTTACGTATCCCGATATTTCTGAGTAGGATTCAGTAATGCCATCATGGTCTACCTTGAAGTCAGTGAAGTAATAGACAGTTCCGTGTTTAAGTGGCTTGTAGAGTTCAAATGTAATAAAATTGATTTTGGCATCGGTTAGTACTTGAAAATTCTGTGCATTTGCTGCAAACGAGCAAAGCAATAACGCAAGGATTAATAATCTTTTCATTTTTTGAGTTTTAGTTTCTTTTTTACTTTATCTATTGTGTTGGCGACACGTACATCGCCAATGACAACTACGATTAATAATACTATGAGAATTGTTAAGTAAATTTTGTCTGTCATTGGCATTAAAATAAATTACATTGCGATTATACGAATAATAATCGAATAATGTTACAAGAAAGCCAATATTTATTTTCAAATTTCGAAAATAATTGGTGGATTTACACACATATAATCGCCATTAAGATTTGATGCGTTAATGAATATGACGTTATCAATCACTTTTTTTCCATACCCTTCATGAATATGACCAAAGATATGAATTTTTGGTTTAATTCTTTCAACAACTTCTTTATAGAGTGATGGTGAACCATGATGCTTCATATCCCAAGGTACTAAATCTCCAATCATATATGGTGGACTGTGTGTAATTAACACATCAGTATTATCTGGAATTGCTGCCCAATGTTTAGCAAGTGTTTCTTCCGGACGATTGAATGCCCAATTATTAAATGGTTTTGAAACAGGTGTCCCCCAGAAATGAATACCTTCAATTTCAACACCAGAATCTTCCAAGTATGTTACATTTTCTGGAACCTTTTCAATTGCTAAAAGATGATGAGTTTCAAAAAGCCAATCATGATTTCCAGCGATAATTAGCTTATTAGCATAAGGTAATTTGGAATACCATTGCATAAAATTGACAATTTCATGACTTTGACCTATTGATGTGAAATCACCTGCATGAATAATAACATCAGCAACAGGTAATTGTCCCAGATGCTTATGTTTTCCATGTGTATCAGATATAATGCAAATTTTCATTTATTTTATCTTAGCAATGGTAAGTCATTCAATGAATTAAGTCGAAGATGACCAACATCATGTTTTATGTTCCAAGGTGCTGTGTATAAGTATGTAGTAATACCACCATTGTTCATTTCTACAAAGTTTTCAAATGCATCATCAATAAATATTTCTACACCAGCATCTTTAGCAACTTGTACTTTGCTTGTGCGAACATCAATACTATATACTGGTTTTGCAGGAAAATGATATTTGTCAAGCCATGCTTCTGTTACTTCTTTTAAAACAGGTCTTGACGTTATATAGCAATGTACTTCAAATGGTAGGTCTTCTGGCTTGATAAGTGGTTCTACGTTCATATAGAACTCATTGAGAGTTCCTGCTTCACGCATTTCATTAAATCGTTTTCCGACCTGTCTATCCAAGTACCAGCAACTTGGTTCTACAAGTACTTCGGGATATAATTTATTCCAAGCTGCGGTCCAATTGGCAAGAACTCCATCAATGTCCAAACCTATTTTTGGTATGTTTAAATATCTTTTTGGTCTGTCGTCACCCTGTGGAAAAGTATAATAAAATGCATTGAGAAAATGTACGTTGCAAGCTGCGTGAGCAATGTGCAAACGACCACTTTCTTTATCATAATCTTCGCCTCTTTCAATGGCAGCAATGTGCCTTTTAAGTGAAGCTAAAACTGAGGTCCAGGAAAGTCCACGTTCCCAATTTCTGTCAAAATATTTTTCAGCACCATCGGTCAGCACTTGAACAAAGTCTGCAAATGCATGTGGTTCAACTAAATCATATCTTTGCTTGCCTTTATTAAAGCGAAGTCCTGCACCTTTGCCTGTGACAGCAGTGAAGTCTTTTTCTTTTTTGTCTTGATTTTCCATAATTACTTCCTTTACTAATTCGTCTGTTTTTTTACTCATGATTTTTCTGTTTTTATTTTTCAAATATTTTAACACCAAACATTTCTTCGAGTTCTTTAAACGGTGCTTCGTAGGTTTTGGTTTCTGTTTTAAAATCATCGGCAATTGAAAAAACTTCCAGTTCAGTTATATCGATTTGATAGTCTTCAATTGTTTTAATTTTTTCTTCCTTGGTTTTGGGTTTAATTGTCAGAACATACGTGAAGAATGCACGAAGTTGTCCTGGAGGTAAATCCGGATGTGACACGATTCTCAGTGAACCATAGGATTTTTTGTCAGTAAGTCCACGTAATACCCATCGTGCATCTACACGTAGTTCGGTTACGTATCCCGTTAGTCTGTCCCAATACGTATCATTAAGGTCAATAACCCGTTCCATTAACCAAAAAATATGTGTTGTATAACATATATGCCACCACCAATAAGTATAGTAGCAAATAATAGGTTCATGAACCAATCAAATAGCCAGTTAATTACTTTTAAAAATTTTACCATTATATTTTTTCATTATTTGGAAGTTTGCCTGTCAGTCGATTTCATTGACTTCATTTTGTCCTGTCAGAGGATTCCATATTTTATTTATGTCGATTTCATTGACTTCATTTTGTCTTGCGGGACAGCCATGAATTTCCATTGTACGTACACCAAGTGCAGTTACTTTACGAATTTCTTCAAGTGCAGCTTGAGTATCAAGATGATATACCTTGTCTTTCGCTTTTGCAATGTGAAATTCTATGTAGTTAATCCACTCAGCAACTGGTTTTTCTTCATCGGGTGTGCCATCGAGTGTTCTGCGTGCAACCCAAGTTTTGTCTTGATAGTCTCTTTCGCCATCAATACGTTTGTAAACTTCTTTTCTTTCCATTTTTAATCCATTTGTTAAATTATATCCACTTTTTATTGTATTTTTAATTGTTGCAATAAAATCATTAAGAAATTTGTTTGCAGGATAATCACCACTAATGTCAACATCCTTGACAAAAATTATCATATTTTCTACACTCTCAAAAAGATAAGGTACATCGCCCCTTTCCTTCAAAAAAATGGTTTGCACCTTATTAAGTTTCTTGAGTTTGTAACCATTTTTGATTGTATTTTCTAAGCCAATAATGATTTGCTTAACTTCTTCATTCCAAGCATTGGTATAAAACGGATTACCTGATGATTGAATATAACCAAGATATGTCAGTAATTGGTCTAAGTTCGACCAATAATGACTATCTGGAATAACCTGCATGTAATTTGCATTAGGCACATATGTAGTTGTTATTGCTGATGCACCGAAATAAATGTTCGTGCCACCAGATGGATACAGTTTAGATAAATCTGTACCGTTTCCTTTTAAAGAATATCCTGTATTCTCTCCCATGACTATCGACTTGCTTTACGGGATGCCCGTGCCATTCTGTTCTTACGTTGACGTTTCTTACGATAGTCTTTGTCGAACTGATTGGTAGTTATGTTTGTTTGTACTCCTTTGTCTTTCACCAAGCGTTTTCTGCCAATTGAACTGGTAACTGTGGTTACTCCGACAGTTTTTACCGCATTTTTTATTGGATGAAATTTTATGCGAGATTCTTTTAAATCACGGACTAAAATATCGTGTTTTTCGCCATCAGTTAATTGTCGTTTTTCTACAATATTAGTTTCAGGATTTAAAATCTTATATAATTTGACATCTTCGCCTTCTTTATTTTTTTCACTACCTGCTGGTTTAATATAAAGGGTTGGTGTTATTTTGACATAAGTTTTTATGTTTAAATCTTCAGAATCATTGTCAACAGCACCGTCAACAGCACCGTCAATTGCTCCGTCATTTTTTTCTTCAGCCACTATTTCGGCTTTAATTTCATCATTGATTTTTTGAAGTTCTTCTGGTGGGATAACTGATTGTACACTTGGTGTTACTTCAATTATTTTATCCTCTACATCGACTTCTTTAATAAGTGGAAACTCGTCAATTCTTCCTTCTTCTTCAATTTTTGGAGTGAATATTACTCCATCCTGTTTCTCTTCTGACATTCATTTGAGATTAATATAAAGTTATTTTGCGTAAAACTACACAATCCGTAGCAAATATGCAAGAAAAAAAGGGCAACTACGCCCTTTTTATTTTATTCGGTTGGTACTTCAACCTTCACTAACACCGTGTACTTCTCCAAAATTCTATCAATTGTTTTTTGATATTTTTGAAGTGGATGACCGTCTTCCGGATAATGATTTTCAATCTGAGAAAAACTCCTGCCTCTGGCAATACCATAAGCTGCGTACATTACTCGTAAATCTTCTCTGTTAGTCTGATGCTTATAAGTTGCTTCACTTGCAGGCATCTTTCTTTCACCGATGATTTTATCGGTTTTTCTCTGATTTTTATAGAACTTCTGAAGTTCAACTTTGTCTTTAATATCGGCTTTCATTTTTGCGATATCGGTTTTTGCTATTGTTTCCATGATAATGTTTATTTAAGATTAATTTAATTTATTTTGTGTAAACAAATTTGTTTATATTACATAGTTTGCGTTACGCATTTTATGAAATCTTGATATCACAATTTGTGATATCAAATTATTATGGCGGTCTGATGTCTATCTATAAATGTTTCATTGATTTAATATTTTTCCATTTTTTACCTGTATTAATTTCAGATATTGTACTTCGACTAATGTTAAATTTTTTTGCAATATCTTTTTGTAAAAAGTCACCTTTACATAACAAACGTTGAATTTCCATTACTTCTTCGAGTTTCAATTTTTTGCACACATTTCCCGAAGTATACATATGTTTCGAATTTTCAGCATGTTCAATCCACTCTAAATTAATATCACGATTATCGGTTTTTATTCCATTTATATGATTGACCTCAAGTGATGTGTTATCATTATATTTGAATGTTAATGCTACCAATCTATGTACTCTATATGTTTTACGAATATGTTCATAATCAGTTAGACCAACGACCAAATATTCACGTGAAAAATTTTGTTTCATTATTTTATTGCCAGATAAAGATTTTCCATGTTTTTTTACTCTACCCAAATTAGAAACAGAATAAAGTCCTTCATATTTTGGAATGGGTTTCCATATCTCGTAATTTAAATTATTGATATTTAAATTTTGATATATTTTACGAGCACCATTTTTATAGTCTTGCAAATTTTTTTCTTTAATTATATTATCAACACTAAAATTAATTTCTTCAATGGGGATAAAGCCATCAAAAGAAGTATTTTTAATGTCACCATAATATTTAATGGTTTCAATATATGGAATACCAAAATTAAAACCAATGAAAACAAATTCACCTTTATGCCATTGAGCAATATTAGTGTTTCTACAAGTACCGATGTAGAACGAATTTTCTTTTAAATTTAATTTATCTATCATAATTACAAATTTAATATAAATACTTGAATTGCGAAAATAAATACTTCATTTATAAATTTAATTGCGACTTTAATTTTTAATTGCGACTTTAACTTCTTCAAGTGCTAAGTCTAAATTCTGCGTAATTTTACGCATTTCGGGCGTACCATAATAGCAAATACTGGTCAACTGGTTGTCAATGTCGGGTTCTGTGAATGCAACAACATTAGCACCATTGTCCTGTAATTTGTAAAATAGTCTTTGAAGTCTTTCTTCGTTATCAATCGATAACGAAATGAGATAATTTGAATCTCTTTTCCACTCTTGAAATTCTGAGGGAAAATGCTGAATGAATTCAGCAATTGCGTGCCCAGATTGAACTAATTGTTGTCCAGCACTCAAATCTTGTCGAACAACAGTAACTAATTTTATTATCTACTTATCTTTCATATTAAAAAATTTAATTTGTTTTCAATATTTTCATTATACCTTATTCTTATTAATTGTATTAAATTTTCATCACAATATTTATTTTTTATATTATCTCTTCTTTGAATATTATTAAATTCTTCAGTTCCACCAAAAGCATGATTTGGCTTAAAATGTTGAATGCCATCAAATTCAATCATAATATTTAAATTAGGTAAATAAAAATCAAATTTTAATTTACCAATATCTTTACAATTATTAAACATTTTATTTCGAATATATGTTATTCGATTTTTATTCAAAAAAGATTTTATTTTTAATTCACCCTTTGAATCGTTACAAATTGGACATCCAATACCTCTCATGTGGTGAGCAGGTGCTTGTTCAAAAACACCATGTATTGGGCATATTATATCGACATGAGTTTTATTGTTAAAATAATTGACCAAGGAATAATCATATTTATTACTATGTGTTTTATTCGAAATAATAATAAATTCGGTTTGGGAAAGTTTCAATTTATTTGCTTTATATTCGATAGCACATTTCGGACATCCAGATTTTCTAAGGATATGATTTTTTGGAGTTTGTTCAAAAACATTATGTTTTGAACAAATTATTCTAATTTTTGTTGAAACGTTCTTGTAATTGACTAATGAATAGTTGTATTTTTCGCCATGAATTTTTTTGGCTTCTTTAATGAAGGACTCAGTATCGTACATAATGCTTTTATTTACTATAAATACTAAGTTAGTTACGAATTGATAACCTATTTTTTCATTTTTGTTAACCTACTTCATTGTTTTAAATTTAATTGTTAATAATACTCTGCGGTATATAAATACTTAGAGAGTTCAAAATTACTACAATTATTTTAATTTCCTAATAAATTATCAATTTCTTTTTTGTCTTGTTTTTTTATTCTTGCCCTTGCCTGTGATGTTATGTAATCTCTTTCTGCCCGTACTTGTTTTCTTTTTGCCCTGACAGTCTTTGCATTATGCCAATGTGAACCATCTGAACAATACATGTTATCGAATCCCTCTTGACTAATATCATTATCAGGTTGGTGCACTAATACTTCATTCCTGCCTGCAATTTTATTTGCATCATGAATAAAAGGAGTTAATTTTCTCTGAGGCTTATGTCCATATAGACCAAAACCCCTTCTGTTGCTTTTCAAATCTTTTTTAGTTCTACTCATTAATTAACTTTTAGAATGTGTATCACTTTTATGTCCTCTATCTGCATATGCAGGACAAAATTTTGGATTGCATGATGATAATAACATCATTGTCAAAACAAATAAAATTATAAAAATCAATTTAATTTTTTTCATATTCATAAATTTTTGAGGGCATAACGGGACTCGAACCCGTGGCAATTGGTTTTAGAGACCAATGTTCTACCTCTGAACTATATGCCCGTATTTAACAAAATATTTTTTTATTTGCCTTCAATTCTTCTAATTTTTCCTTATTTTCTCTTAAATATATTTCTTCATCTGTCAAATGAAATCCATCCTTACCTGATTTTCTGCGTTTCAAATACCTGCCATAACTGCCTTGTCGGACCAAACAGAGAATTTTTTCTCCCGTGTTTTCATCATATAAATAGCCAAGTCCTTGCATTTACTTTCTTGCATCAATTAATTTCTCCCAATATTGTGGTTTTAATTCATTTGCATCAAATGGCATATTATTCTCTGCATGAAACCATTGCAGGTGTACATGACTGTAATAACATTCACCTTTATCGGTAGTTACTGTTTGTAATTCTAACGGTAATTCTTTTCTGACATCAACTTTAACAATTGCTTTCATATCATTTATGTATATAATCATTTCTTCAATGGCTGATTTCAAATCACCATAATGATGCAAGTGATATTTTTTTGCTATTTCAGTAAATTTTTCTTTTATACTAATCATCTTCAAGTTTGTATATTTTTTTCCTTATAATAGCATAGTTGGTAAAACATAAATACATTGTCTTGAATTCCTGTCCTTCCTTTGCTACTTGATATATGTACTTCTCTCCCTTTGTAATTACTCTTTGTAATTCATTTACATCAATTCCCCATTCTTCTCTCTCATCTTCAGTACTATTTTTTAATATATATTCATACCCATCACAAAATCTATCAAACTCACTGACAGGGTATGTTCGCTTAAGTAGTTCAAAGTCCTGCATCTAATTGTGATTGAACAGAGTCTCAGCAAGAATAGAAGTAACACCACCGTTACCGTGAAGGTTACAGTCGAGTTTTAATGTACAAATATCATCAAGATATTTTCCAAGTTCTTCTTGGGTTTCAGCTTTGCTCCAGATTTTTCCTTCGTCTACTGTGACGTTGCCAAGATTAATTGACAGACCGTCTTCATCAGTTTTTCTGATTATCTGACCAATAAAGGTTCTATTCCAGTCTGCTTTGACCATGAATAGTTCGGTGATTTCTATTGTCGGTAACTTTTTCATAATAGTTATACGTAAATACTAATAAAAATGTTACAGAAAAAGTCAAATTTTTTGACTTGCTGGTTTTCTATAATATGTGCCACACTTTGCTTAAATCTAAATAATTGTCAGCAAGATGTATTCCGGGTTGACTTAGTTTTGTCTCACTAACTCTTAAACTCATTGCCCTTTTACCCAATAATTCAAGTGTTGTGACATAATATATTTTATCGGTATTGGGACAATAAATTGCCCAAATATCTGTCTTAGATAGGTCAACAGGTACTTTTTTACCGTTTACAACACTTGATGTTACGATTTGTAATACACCTGTTTTATTTACGGTAATATATTTAATCTGTACCCTTTGAATTTTCATATTCTTATCTGCGATAATCAAATCGACATGTGTTCTATCTGAGAACGGCAAAAACACAAAAAATCCTTTTCTGACAACATCTGCAATCACAGCAGCCAAACCGATATCTCCCTTTTCATTAGTATTCATAACAATATTTTATTATAAATACTTTAATATTTAAGAAAGGGTTGACTCAACTCATGATTTGTTTGCGGAGAGGATAGGATTCGAACCTACGGGGCAATTTTAGTCGCCCAACAACTTAGCAGGTTGCCCTTTTCGACCACTCAAGCACCTCTCCTTGCTATATTAAAGTCATTACTAATTTCAATTGATATTTTTCGCCTTCCTCTGTTTCTAACATTTGAACAGGAATTACGGCTTCTTCTGCAAATTCAATTCTGCCATCATACACTAATTCTTCTGCTAATTGAAGCAAATTTCCGATATCCAGTTTTGTTTTCATGATTTCAATTCTCCAAATTCTTTTTTTATTTCGGGATTTGCTTCAATAAACGCTTCTGAGCATTCACTGAGATACCAAGGATATAATTTTTCTTTGGCAACGCCTCTGGCTGCACTTCTGCAGTCTCTCCAACGGTCACCTTTTATAAGGTCAAGAATTATGCCTTCCAATTGCTTGGCATTGGCTTCTGCATTTATTTCACCGAACATTCCCATATCTGTCGTCTTTAATTGTATTATATTCAGTTTCTCTTGTCATTATTTGATTAAAGCAATTATCACATAAATATGTTGTTAAATTATGACTGTTTTCAAATGCTTGATGCTCTTCTGATTGAAGTTCTTTGTCCCAAATATTTTCTTCGCCTATTTTATGTGAAGCAAGATTTTGGCAACCAACTTTCATGCATTTTACTCCTTTACATGTTAACGGCAATTTGGGTTTAATTGTATTGCTCATTGCTTTTTATGTTTTAAAATTACTACACTACTAATTTTATATGCAAGAATTGCTTCTTGGTCATAATGCACTAAAGTAAAATCAACAATTTTATTGATTTGCTCTTTGGTACAGATAATTCTACAAGGAATCATTCTGTCAACATATAACTGACCGTGTGGACTTACCCACTGACCTTTGGCAGTCTTCATGACGGTTACTCCACCTGTAAGGTCTTTGACAAATGCATCCCATGCCTTATGATGCTCATAAGTGAACTCCTTGTCATTGTTGCCGGAAGCTGGAACCAATATTTTCCACAATTCAGTTTTCATATTGTTCTTCTTTTAAAACGTTTGGTAATGACTTCTTTCTTTTGGTTTCAACTAATCTGAAATAATCATCATAAAATACGTTATATCCAAGTTTCAAGCATAATGTTAAACCTTCTCCCTTATAATTTTTAATGTGAATCTCTCTGGAATCGCTGATAACTGTATAAATACCATTGTATTGAAAGTAATCACTACCTCTCTTACATTCAAGTTTAATCAAGTCGCCCTTTTTAACTTTGTGAGGGTCACTTGCCTTTTTATACAACTTTTGTTGATATTTTATGATTCCTTTCATAATTATTTTATTTCAACTACTGCACCCACATTTTCCAGTTCGGTTTTAAGTATCAATGCATCGGTTTTTGATACTTTTCCTGTCAGAAGACCCGGACATTTATCGACCAGTTCTTTTGATTCTTTGAGTCCCAATCTCAAGCATTCATTAACTTTTTTGATGACATGTAATTTTTGTCCACCAATTTCTTTCAGATAAACATCAAATTCAGTCTGTTCTTTTACTGCAACTTCGGGTGTTGGTACACCAATCGGAGTTACAATGCTCTGACCCTTGATGCCATAATCATTTTCAAGAATATCAATGAGTTGTTTTGCTTCTAACACCGTCAATTTTGTCAATGTGTCAGCAATTGCGAATAATTTTGGATTTGTTGCCATTATTTCTATTATTAATTATTATGCAATTATACGTAAAATTTCTGAAAATGTTACAGTAAAAGTAAAAAATAACATGAGCGTAGCCAGAATTCTGTTGTTAATCATCATTTATCTAAGCACCAACCCGACTATCACAGAGTTGCTTTCCCTCTAAGTCTGTATGGCTTGCACCCCACACTACAAGTAGTGCTTCTAATCTCTGCGGTAGTAACGATTTTAAACAGTTGGTACTCTGATGCTTCATTTCTCAACCTAATCTTCCGCATTTAGCAAAGGTGTTCTGAACTTCCTCTATCCGGACATTTATCTGGACAAAATGTCCTGATTAGTGTCCGGATAGCGATGAATCCTCGGTGTTATTTTTTACTGTTGTCCGGATTATTGTCCGGATTTCGCCAGATTGTCGAGATTCTGGCGAGATTGTGATGGGGGTAGGTCTATGCCATGTTCATCACATTATGATTTCTCTTGTTGTTTTAATAAATCAGAAATTCCATTCCAAAATTTAACATCTGCTTCACTACCAAGTGTGGGTAATATAACATAGTCAATCATCCTAATTGCCGAATATCTTGTTATCCAATTCGTATTACTTAAAGATTTTACAATTTTTTCTTGTACTTCCTCAAATGTAGGTATTGGAAATTTTATTATTTTTTCATCCAATGGTGCTTCACCCGATGTATTATCTTCACATCCTTTAGGGGATTCCAAAATAAATTCAGTATATCCCAAGTCTTTTGCTTCTTTGAGATAAAGTTTTGCTGTTTGGATATTTGTTATGGCAATTGATAACAATCGTTTGGAGTTATCGTTGTCGGTCTGTTCTTTTGCTGCTCCAAGAATACTCATTTGTTTGTCGAGAGCATTTATTGATGTTTGAATAGATTCTTTCATTGTTTTATTGTATTTTTACGAGTTCATTTACTGACCTTTGAATTTGTGCAATATGAAGGTCAATCACACGAGGTTTATTGTCTTCGTCAATGAATTTTATTTCGGCATCTTTTCCAACTTGATACTCATTTAACGTGAAATTCACAACCTCTGTTTTAAATGCCAGATGTTTATCGAGATATTCTTGCAATGTTGTTTGTGAAATCCACATAAATTCTGTTTCACATAAATTTTCAACAACTAATTTAATTAGTTTTCCTTTAAAAGATTTTTTGCTTTTCATGATTTATAAATTTTGTTGTAAATATCGCACTAAATTCCTTAATATGCAAGAGATTTTCTTTTTTCTCTTCTCTTGGTTCTACCATTGCCTTTGTTCAGTGCACCAAATGTTGGAGTCAATGAATGATGATTGGGACACAACAATTCCAAATTATTTAAGTTATGATTCTCAGAATTACCGTCCTTATGCTCCAGTTGAATTGGCACTAAACCCGTAGTCGGATTTACTTCATTCCAGCCACACTTCATACACTTGTTACCGTGCTTATGTATGAGGTACTTTTTATACATGGTAGCGGGAAATAACACATTCCCATTTTCAATTTTCTTAAAATTTTCTTGTTGAAAATATTCGCCACTACATTTGGGGGAACAAAATTTTGTTTGACGTGAATTTAATGGCTGACCGCAATGTAAACAATTTTTCAGTTTGTTTATGTTGGCTCGTTTGGGGTATTTTCTATTGTTATATTCTGCACCGCATGACTGTGAACAAAATCTTCTGTTTTTACTTATTAACGATGTGAATACATTACTGCAGTTAAGACACGCTTTGGTTTCTTTGGTCTCAGCATAATTTTGGTGATACCCAAGTTTATTTAATTTTATCTGAACACACCTAAAATTTCTACCTAATACATTGGCAATTTCTTGAAATCCCTTTCCTTCCTTATGAAGTGCAATTGCTTTTTCAACGTCCTCTTTATTCCATTTCATAATATTTACTTTAATATAAATACTATGAAATGCGAAAAAAGATTTTCGAACTTAGTAGAGCAGGTGAAGGGAATCGAACCCTCGTCCTCGGCTCGGCAAGCCAATGCACTACCCCTATGCTACACCTGCGATGTTATTGCACACCGAATGGGATTCGAACCACATATCGTACCCCTGAGACGGGGCAATTCTTTCCAGTTAAACTACCGGTGCATGTTGCAGGGTCTTCCCCTGCAATTTTTCTTTAAGGCATAAGCCTAAAAGTACTCAACTTATTTTTAAGTCCAACGTCTGCAGTCCAGTACCTGTAACCATCAGCCTTTTCATAGGCATCAAATTTTGTCATACCGCTAACGTAAAACTTTTGGATTTCACCATCCGTAGACGTGATTTCCACAAGCCAAAGTCTCATAATTTTCGGATGCTTTCTGTAGAATGCATCGTCTTTCACGAGTTCTGGCTGTTCCTGCTTTTTTGTTTGTCTAAATAACATACCAATCGCATAATCAATAGCAGGATTGATTTACGATGTGTTGAGATACTTCATAATTATCATTTTAAATTATTTTATCCAATATATTTGTTTTATGATATAAATTTATCCACCTTCTAATTGCAGTGTCACTAACATTATATTTTTTACCGATTGCACGATATGACATTGTTTTTAACATTCCGTTTAGTTCATCCAATGATGGTCGCTCTTTAACTTTTCTTTGACTTAATCTTGGTGGACTTATTCTTATCTTTTTTACTTTAATTGGTTTCGGTGATAATGCGGATGCTCCTTTACAATGTGTTTCCAGTGTTGCATTACAATTTGGACATAAGAACCTCAAATTTTCCAGATGATTATCATTGTTAACACCATTTATATGGTCAAGAATTAATGAAATTTTTTTACCATGCCAATTTTCATCTTGACCACAAAACTTACATTTATATTCAATTAAATTTTCAGCAATTATTCTGTCTTTTATCGTTTTTCTTCCAACATCATTTATACTAAAAATTTCTTCATTGCTTTTTCTCGAATAAATTCCTTGATTTGCTATCATTAACTCACTTCTGTTTAAAAAATGTGAAGTATCAATCTTCCATTCATTTAAACGTCTATGTAGTGTCTTATATGATGCACCTGATTCATTTCTTTCAAATTTATGTAAAACATCCCTATACGTATTACATTCCGCTACAATTTGACGTAATTCATTTTCGTTATATTCAATCATCGTTTCAAACCTTTAATATAAATACGTTTGAGTTTTGTTTTGTACACCCGGTGAGATTCGAACTCACAACCTTTGGTTTCGTAGACCAATGCACTAATCCAATTATGCTACGGGTGCATTTATTGTACCACAATAGTTCCGGTACATAATAAAATAAAAAATATGATTTCACCAAAAAGAATCGTCAATCCAAATAGCAATGCTTGCCTTGTCGGACGACACGTAAAATAATCAATCAGTTTTTTCATTTCATTTTATTTTTAACACCAAACTATTTTGTTATTCACTATAAAATAATGTGCATGATATGGGTCTTGACCAGTGAAATTACCAATTGACGGAGAAAATGAAACCGTACCATCGGGATTTTCAATTAATGTCCAACCGTCTTTCCAATTGGGTTTAAAGTTCATAACTGTTTTTTCACCACAACCACACGCACAAAGATGTACTGCAACACAATATTTTTTTGTAATAAATACTTTTCCTTCTTCAATTTCAATTGGAATAGTATCAACAAATATAGGTATTAATTCCATTGTTTTCACATTACTTTTTATTATACTATAAACCCTAATACTTAAGGTTTTTTGTACCCCTGGAGGGACTCGAACCCCCATAAGACCTTGTTTCGAAGACAAGCGCATTATCCGTTATGCTACAAAGGCATTATTCTATATTTTATGTGCAGTACGTCACCGTCTTCTGTTAAATACTTAGACATTCCGTCTCTGCGACCTTCACCGTAAACAATTATTATACAACAGCCACTTTCATCTATAAATGCATATCCGGTTTGTGAAACAAAAGTCTTTCCATCAGTATATTCAAGTTTATTCTTGAGTTTCTCTATCGTGAATTTCATTAGTTCGTTTTTTATAACGTGATACAGCTTTTTTCAATGCTTCATTGGGTTCAGAAGGATTTAATAATTCATTAAAGAAAATGTCATAATCTTGATTTGTTGGTATGTATATTACTTCGTCACAACACAAGACAAAATCTTTTTCCAATTGCACTGAACTGTCAGGTGCATAAATTACTTTTCCACATTTAGGACAAATCGCTGTTGCCATATCAATTGTTTTTAGTGCACAGAGGTGGGACTCGAACCCACATATCACATTAGTGATACCAGTTTAGGAAACTGGGACGGTCATCCAATTACGTTTTACTTGTGCTTTTTTCTTCCAAAATATTCGGACCTTCCATTAGTTGCATTTTTATTTCTACTTCCAAAATTTTTTGTTAATGAATGACAGTTTGGACATAAAAGTTCAATATTTTCTTCTTTATTATTTAATGAATTTCCATCAACATGATGATGTTGAAGTGGAATTTTATTACTGTGTTCATTTTTTTCTCCCCAGCCACACTTTTGACATTTATTATTAAATTTTTCAAAGAAATATTTTTTTATGTGATTTGACATTGAAAATTTCCCGATGATTCCGCTTTCTTTACCATTTTTCCATCTTTCAATATATTGTCGATATTCATATTCGCAATGACATTTATTGGAGCAAAATTCACTATCTCTTTCAGGATACATGATAATTTCAACACAACAATTTTTACATATACCCCTTTTATATTCAATAAATGCTTTCCCCTTATTAAATGTTTCATTGGGATTAATATCACGTCTTCTCGGTAATGAAATTCCAAATCTTAGTGCTGCTTTTTTTATTGCACCACCAGTAACACCAAATATTTTTCCAATTTCTGAATAACTTTTATTTTCGTAAATTATTAACTTTTCAAGTTCTTTTTCATTATAAGTATTCATGGTATTTTTATCATAAATACTTCATTATTTATAAAAATCGTATAGACATAAAAAATAATGTATTTAATTCTATCCATTAAACTATAAGAGCATAAGTGCAGTTGCAATAACTGCTAATATTAACAACACCAAAGCGAATTTCAATTCATCTTTTCGTTGTTGTTTTGCCATTTCAGAAAAATAAGGAAACATATTTTAATTTTATTTGTACCCCCACGGGGAATCGAACCCCAATTTGTTGCTTAGAAGGCATCCGTTCTATCCGTTGAACTATGGAGGCAGGTTTATTTCTTTTTAAATTGGTCAACAATGTTTTCAATTACTGGCTTGTTTTTATCTATACGAAGAAAACTGTACCAAATAAATATCGAACAAAGGAAAACAATTATTGTGACAATTGCAACTTTTATGAAGTACGGAGTTAAATCAACATACTCTTTAAATCTTGATTGTAATTTCTTCAAGAAACGTTCTTCGTGATTTTCACTGGGCAAACTTTCCATAACTATTTGAATTTGAGCCGATAGAGGGATTCGAACCCCCGGTGAGTTATTAGCATCTAGTTTACAAAACTAGCCTAATCGACCACTATAGGATATCGGCATTATTATATGTATATTATTCTTCCACTTCTCATTAAAGTTATTTTTTTCCAAAAATCGAGATATTCATTTGATGTATTTTCAAATTTATTGGGAATAACAAGTATTTCAAAACCTGCACCCCTTAAATTAATTTCATTTTTAATATCTTCTTCTGAAAGGATAATCATGGAATATTCTTTATCCCATTTGTTCCATTCAAATATATGAAATCTTTCCATTATTATATCAAAATTTTGAGCCAAAAGCAGGAATCGAACCTGCAACATTCTGAATACGAATCAGATACTCTACCAATTGAGTTATTTCGGCATTTATTTTCATAACCAAATTATTTTATTATTTGTAATAAAATAATGTGCATGATACGGGTTTTGACCGGACCAATTACCAATTGATGGAGTAAATGATATTGTACCATCAATATTTTCAATTAAATTCCATCCATCTTTCCAATTAGGTTTTAAATCCATTACTGTTTCTTCCCCACATCCGCAAGCACATAAGTGAATTGCAATGCCAAATTCTTTTGAAATATAACATTTGCCTTCTTCTAGTGGCTTTTCAATCTTATCAACATAAACAGGTGTTAAATAATCAATTTTCATTTTATTAATCGACCTTCAAATCGATTATCTTCAATAGTATTATATTCAGTTTCTCTTTTCATAACAAATTTAAAATGTTCTTCACATAAATAAGTTGTTGCATTATGTGATTCATCAAACTGTTGATGTTTTAAATACTCGTCATTTCCAATACCTTCATCTCTACACCAAATATTTTCTTCACCAACTTTATGAGAAGCAAGTTCTCTGCAACCAACTATCATGCATTTTACTCCTTTACATGACATAGGTAAAAATGGTTTTTTTTTCATAGTTATTGATATTTAATATGTTATCATCACTTTTGAATGGTAGCATTGTTCGTGCTATTGTGCAAAATCAATGCTATCGTTCATATTACCAATTTGTTGCGCCCCAGGTAAGGATTGAACTTACGACCTTTGGTTTAACAGACCACCGCTACTACCACTGAGCTACTGAGGCATTAAATTATATTTCCTTCAATTTCTTTATGACAATTTGAACATACTAATATACATTTATCTAATTCTTCTTTTACTTTTTCCCAACTTCTTGTATAACCTTTTGCACCAATACCAAATTCTTTATCCCCATTAGTATGGTGAAATTCAAGTGCTCCAACATATTTATTATATCCACACTTTACACATTTTCCACCTTTGTATGCAACTGCTTTTTCTTTTAATACATGTCTTCTTTTTTGAACAGCATCAACAGCACATTTTTTACATCTTGAACGTCCATCAATACGAATGACATATTCTGTCAAACCATGTTTCTTACAAATTTTTTCCATATATTTATTTTTAACATAAATACATGGATTAACAAAATCGGTTAATCACTCAAAGAACTTTTAAAAAGTTTGAAACACAGCCGATTTTCTTCTGAATTTCGGTTTAACTACTCCTTTATAACAGTTTCGTACTATGAGCACTGTGTTTCATACGTAGCGAAGGTGGGACTTGAACCCACAACCTTGACTTTATAAGAGTCCTGCTCTAACCATTGAGACTACATCGCTATATTACCATTCAATTGTTGCATTACTTACACTTTTTATATCAATTTCGTATTCACCTTTAACGTGTCTGAGATTCATTAATGCTGCCCGAACTTCAATAAAAGTTGCATCTTTCGGACAATGAACTAACATCATTCCACTATTATGGTCTGCTGTTCCCTGACAGTAAGTTGTGTAATCATACTCCAATAAAACATATTTCATTTTCATAATAAAAATTTTCAATAAATATATGAAAAATTTTGCTTTTGCAAGTATTATTTTGTGCGAAATGTCGGATTCGAACCGCTTCCTCTGTTTGGTGGACAGACGCTTTACCAATTAAGCTACACTTCGCATGGACGGGGCACTGCGATAAAACAGTGTATCTTCCCCGATTTAAAAAAGTGTCCCATGTGCATCAAAGGGATTCCGGAGAACAGTCAGGATAGATTAACTGACCTTGCACACCCACAGCAGGATGGGACTTTGAGCAGAAAACGGGACTCGAACCCGCAACTTTCAGCTTGGAAGGCTGACGCTCTACCAATTGAGTTACTTCTGCGTTTTTGCCAGATTTTTACATGCTCTCACATGGGGTCATTTTCAATCTGGCGACCCATAGGGTGAACACCCTGTTTAGAATGTAGTTGTGGAGATTACTGGACTCGAACCCGTTTCTCATGCTCTTCAGGCACACGCATAGACCATCTCTGCTAAATCTCCATATTTACAGGATTCCTTGTGAGGAAGTTACCCGAATTGCGCCACCTGCAACCCGACCTATAAAATTTTGTACTTCCACTTTGTATAGTACGAACTTTTTGCGTGGAATGGGAGGGATTTGAACCCCCGACTTTCTGCTCTTCAGACAGACACTCTACCACTGAGTTACCAATCCGTTTAGTTCTGGTGTAAGCCTTATACTTACGTTTCCCGACAGCATTGCAACTATCTTTAATATGTCTCGGAGTCTATAATGTACTATTCACATTGCCAAATGCGAGTACAGAACTTCCTACTGAACATTAGGGCAGCTTCTTATGCAACCCAGAACTTTTACACCTAAATGACTCCATGAAAATCATTTTGATGCATGAATTAACTGATTTATTCCATTTCAATTAATTTTGCGGAGAATGTAGGATTCGAACCTACGGAGCAGGTTTCCCCGCCCACAGTTTAGCAGACTGTTACAATAACCACTCTGTCAATTCTCCAAATATACCCTTTTAACCCTTAGATAATTATAAGCCAAATGTTGATGGGTACTTAACACCAAATGCTTTGCGGAGAAAGAGGGATTCGAACCCCCGAAGGTTGCCCTTGTCAGTTTTCAGGACTGATGGTTTATAGCCACTCACCCATTTCTCCATTTGAATTTCTATGATATCCCACCAAAAAAGGGTGCTATGAAATTCTAACTGTCTGTCTGTGTTGTCTCGAAGGGACTTGGACCCCCGACCCCTTCCTTATCAGAGAAGTGCTCTTACCAACTGAGCTACGAGACAGTGTTAATGTATGTTTTATCATGCATTAACCCCCTTTTTTGGACTTAATGATGGTTATTTCATACATTATAACGTTAAATACATTTTACATTTTGGTGGGTTTTTGTAAAGCATATTTTACATTATTGCGTTTCGGGTAAGAGTCGAACTTACATCTCGCTGTTTAACGGACAGCCGTTTTAACCATTATTGCACTACCGAAACATATTTTTCATTCCACTTTTTAATTTTCAATAGAAGTTTGTCTAATGTAATTAAACTTTGACATTTCTTTTTATTATTATCAATATGTTGAACTAATTTACAATTTGCAGGATGTTTTAATATATTGAAATCAACATTATTTTTAAATCCATCATATACTGAATAGATGTGGTCTTTACTAACACCATTTAAATTATTACCTTTATTACTTGGACTATACCATCCCAATTTTTTTACAAGAGATAAATTAAATTCATCGGGATAATCATTAACGTTAATATTAAACTCACATAGTGGGCGATAAAACTTATAATACATAAAACCACAATCGCTACAGATTATTTTATGTTTTAAGATTGGTTTATCATTACCACAAAATCTACATTTTCTAATTGAAATTAATGGTCTGTTTTCTCTTAATTTTTTATTTCTCACAATTTTATTTTCTTTCATTTTAGTGGGAAATTTACTTTTAATTGTATGTCTAATTTTATTTTTTGTTTCTTCACTATGTTTTCTTCTTTTATTATTATATTGTGCTGAACAACTTTGATTACAAAACTTTTTTTCATTACTTAATGTTTTATTAATGGATTTACCACAATTTTTACATAAAATAATTTCATGGTGTTGTTTTAAAACTTTAAGTCCCAATCTAAATGCTCTATTGGTAAGTGTTCTATATGATACATTAAATTCTTTAGCTATTTCATTATAGTCTTTATTTAAGTTTATTAAACTTTTTAATTTATTATCTAATTCATTATTCCATTTCATTTTTTTATTTTTATATAAATACTTTAAAAACGAGTAAAAAATAGGACTTGAACCTTCGAGCCACCCAAGCGAATCGAACGCTTCTAATCTGTTTTGCAGACAGATACCTGACCAATCGGACAGGGTGGCAAAATTTCCAACATGTCAAAGACCTTCTTACGGAGTTATATAAGGTGCAAACCTTATATGTTGTGATTATAAGCCGTAAGACTTATATTTTAAAGAATAAAAAAACCCGAATCTTGCGAATCGGGTTCTTGGTTTATTAAAAACTTTTCAGTTTTATCTCATAAGAAAACCAGAACCCCCATCATCTCCATTATTTCTGCCTGTAAAGTCTGAACAGAATATAGAAATTCCGTTGCGACTTGAGGTCGATGTTATAATGGCTGATATGTGCCTGTACGTTTTCATTGTTTATTTATTATAAGTTCGTTTTCTATTAAATACTTGGCAAAGTTAAATAAAGTTTCAATACCACCAAACATTTTTTCAATTATTTTCATAAAAAAACCTCAGAAAATTTTCTGAGGTTCTTAAATATTTGAGTATCTGAATTTTAGATTTTAACTTCTTTTTCTGATAAATCGAAAGTAAAGTTAAGAAGTTGTTTGTCAAGGGTTAATTCGAGAGAGTTTTCATCGAATGTTTTGAATTCCTTGAACCATTTTTTGCTCAATATCAAAGCGAATTTAATCTGAGCAATTTCTTGCAATGCTTTCCTTCTTACTTTATTCAGTTCGTTGGATTTAGTAATCAGATAGGTTTTCAGCATTTCTTTCTGTTGTGCTTCTGAAAGAGTTTTGTACAATTCAGACTCTGTTACAGCAAGATATTTTTTAATTGCATCTACCATGACGTACTCGCTGAGTTTCAGACTTGCACCGCTTTTTATTTTGGCAACAACGTCTTCAACTTTTGGCAAGCTGCTAAGACTCTTTATTTTAGTTTCAAGATTCACTGACATGTAGAAGTCTGTTGATTCTTCGGCATCAGTTAAAGGAGCAAAGCCGTTATAGTCGGTAATACCGATTGTTTTCAGCCAATCTGCAGCTTCCTGTCCGAGCAATTCAACAAATGATTTACTTTCTTTCGGGAATAATGACTTCCTGTAATAATCGTAAACCTTCTTGTCTGCCTGGGTTTTCAGAAGTTCCCATTCCTGTACAGCCAAATCTTTTGCAGAAAGTGAACGAACCATACCTCTGTTTATAATAGGCAGAGAATTAAGGTCGACAACAATTATAGCTGAAAAATCTGCACCTGCACTTATTACTGCAAATGGTACGGAATTCGTTGTCAATAAATCAACAAGTTTGCTTGAATAACTTACTGGAAGTTTTTCAACGTTAACAATACCGTCCTTTATAAGAGTAAAGGTATTGTACTTGTAAGTAGCAACTTCATTGATTTTGAACTTGTTTTCAGGAAGTATTGCTTTTCCTTCAATACGAATACGAATACTGAGATTTGCACGTTTTTCATTCCATACCAAATCAGTCATTGAATAACCTCTGTCTGGATTGGTGTTGGTGAATTTAACCTCAACGTTCTTCTGCTTCAATTCTTCTGTGATTTTGTTGAGTTCTTCCACGTTTTTAGCCTCAGATAATCTCTTCTTGTCGGCTTCGCTAAGATTTTCGCCCCTTGCAACACGTTTCCTACCAATCCTGTTGTAAACAAAATCAGGATGATTAGGATAAAAAAGACAACCATCGATATTGCCTAACTCTTCAATTAAGTTCATCAAGCAATACGCATTGTCATCAACCTTCTGAATAGCACCCCTTCCATCAACAAAACGTTTTGCAGCATCAGCAACGCAGTCTTTGATTGCAGTTTTAAATGCGTTCAATTTCTGTTTACCAAATGCATTTGCAAGCATTTTGTAATAATGATTGTCGCCCAGAGCATAGAATACTCTCTCAGCCATTTCAGGCATAAAACGTTCAGAAAGTAAATAAATTGCAGCATATAATGCAGTATCAGTAATTGATGCTTTTTCACCAATTTCTTTGGTTGAGAAAAAATATAATTCTTTTACATCATTGTTGACAGTTACTTTGTTGTTATCAATATTATATACCAACACACTACCGTCAGAATCAATTGAAAACGCAAAATCATATAGATAATTATCTATAATATCTACAATGATTTTTTTACTACCACCGAGTTTTTTTGTAAATCCTTTAGCAATTACAACGTCATATTCTTCAAATCCAGAACAATCAATTTTTTCTGCCCCAAGAAGTTCACTTATTTGTGTAAGTTTTTTTGTGTCACAATAAAATCCATATTCCACTACAAGAGAAGCAGATAATTTTGGTGATATTTGTTTTACGGCATTTATAACGCTATTCCAAGACACATCATCATTAGAGCAACCATCTGTCATAAAAATTAAAGAAAATAATCCCTTTGAATTATTTTTATTGATACGTTCAATTACATCATTGGCAAGTTCTAATGGTTTAGTAAATGCCGTTAAACCAATTGGCATTAAAAATTTATCGATGGCATTATTTAAATCATTAAGTTGTTTTAATGAATTTACGTGAACTTCCTCTTTCAGAATGCCAGCATCATTTCTACCCGAAAACCAAATAATTGATATTGTGTCTTCCTCACCCTTAATTAAATTAGAAATTTTATTTTTTAAATTTTTTCTAATTTCGGGAAGGTCATGAGACATAGAACCACTAACATCAATAATAATCAAATGATTAATACTTTTTGCCACTTCCGTAGTTGTGTTGGAATTAATCTCTTGAGTTATGAGATTAAAGTCTTCATCAAATTTTACATACTTCTTCATAATTATGATTTTAAATTAATTTACCGCAAATATATTAAATTAATATTAATAAACAAATATATTCAAACAATTTTTCATATTTTTAGGCATATGTTTGCAAATTTCATCTAACCATCCACTTTCACGTGTAATTCTATATGAAGTACTTGATTTCATTTGAAATTCTTTTCTTGTTTTATATTTTAATGCTTCTTGTTGACACATTTCCTTTGTCCAATATCCATTTTCCTTTCTCCCATTTGTCATATGTAAACAAATTTCGTTAAGCCAATCATTACGATATGCTGCTGTATGTGCACCGCAAGATTTTTTTTGAAATTCGGATTTAGTCTTATATTTTAATGCTTCTTGTTGACATGTTTCTTTTGTCCATTTTACTTGACAACCGCCAATTGCACCAGTTTTTGCAATATTCAATACTTGCCAGCCATTTTTATAATAATTATCTACATAATATTGTTCATTTTGTTTTGCTTTTTCAATATTAATATATTTAGTTAGTTGTTTAAATATTGGTTTATGACTACAGACTTGAATATGCTTGTAAATTTGTGATTTATTGTCTACCAAATGTCTGGCAGTTCTTTTATTGAAATTGTACGTTAATCCGATATAAACAAAACCATCATCGAATTCAGCAGCATATGTACATCTTTTCTTTAAACTTCCAATGGTTGCCATATGTTGGCATATTTCATCAAGAAATTTGTTTTTAGTGGCGAATGCGTGTCCGCCACCACATTTTCGAGCAAACTCACTTCTCGAATTATATTTCAATGCCTCATTTTTACAGAGTTCTTTACTCCATTTAATTCTCAAAACGGTCATGTGTTGACAAATTTCATTAAGCCAACCATTTCTTTTTGCGGAAAGATATGCACCCATAGAACTTTGATTGAACATAGTTCTGGTATTATATTTAAGTGCCTCATGTTTACATGCTTCTTTAAACCAAATTTTATTATATTGTGTCGGTCTTACCATGTGTTGGCATATCTCCTTTAACCACCCATTCTTCTGTGCAGTTATATATCCACTATTAGATTTTTTCTGAAACTCAACTCTGGACATATATTTGAATGCTTCTGCAGTACAATTTTCCTTAGACCAATATCTATATTTTCCCATTATTCATATGATTGAAATGTTCTTGCAGAAGCCAATTTATGAGTTTGGACTTATTTATTCTGAGTTCTTCAAGCCTCTCGTTGATTTCGGGGCGAATGGTGATTGAGAATTTCCTTTTCTTCTCTTCGGGTTTCATTTGTTTTCTTGCCATGATATTTACTTTATCATAAATACTCAATAAAACTCAAAAAGTAGGATTAGTCGCACTTTTTTATGAACTTTTTTACGTCTTTTTTGTCAGATTTTAGCCATTTATCTAACAATGAGTTGATTAACTTGGATTTATTGTAATTGGATTTCTCAAGTTCTTCGTCAATTTTCTGGTCAACGGCTATGGTTATCTTTGCTCGGTTCTTGCTCATTTTTCATTTTCAGTTGTGCTCTCCGGTTGTGTTGTAACTGGTTCGGGTGTTGGTTCGTTTGGTATTATTTGCTTCTCTTGACCCAATTGTTCTTCTGTTGGTTGCCAAGCAGGTTTCACATAATTTCGTTGTTCAAATTTTTCGTTTTCCATATTAGTAATATTAAATTAAAATTATTTCCTTATCATATGTGCTGTACATTCTTCAAACCAACCATTCTTTTTTGCTGTTCTATATGCATTATGATTTTTATTGTGCCATTCAGTTTTAGTTTTATATTTCATTGCATCAACAGCACAATTTTCTCTAATATTCCAATAACTTAATGGTTTTTGTTTTATCATGTGAGCAGTACATTCCTCTAACCAACTATGCTTACGAGCAGCATTAACTGCACTGCCTTCATTATTCTGCCATTCTTTGATTGTTTTAAATTTCATTGCGCTTTTAATACATTTCTCCTTTGTCCATAAATTCTTTTTGTTCATATGAAGAGTGCATTCTTCAAACCAATTATTTCTTTTTGCTGCATTACATGCACCACTACCACCTTTTATCCATTCATTTATTGTTTGAAATTTCTTAGCACTTTCAATACATAATTCCTTTGTCCATGAATTAAGAACCATTTTCATATGTTTAACACATTCATCGTACCAGCCTTCTCTTTTAGCAGCAGTATATGCACCACCCTCATTTATTCGCCACTCATTTATAGTTTGATATTTTTTAGCATTTTCAATACAACTTTCTTTTGTCCATGAGTTTCTTTTTTTCATGTGTGAGGTAATTTCATCAAGCCAACCATTTAGAAATGCCGCATTATATACACTTTGTTCATTTTTTTGCCATTCCGAATGTTCTGAATATCCCAATGCATTTTCAATACATTTTTCTTTAGTCCAATATCCAGACGGCTTTTGTGATTTTATTGTCATATGTTTGACACATTCATCGTACCAACCTTCTCTTTTGGCAGCATTATGTGCACCAGCAGCATTATTATTCCAATCAACAGGTCTTTGATATCTCGAAGCACTATCAATACATAATTCCTTTGTCCATCTAAATAATTTCTCCATATGTTGTATGCATTCATCATACCAACCATTTGCTTGTGCAGCACGGCATGCACCACGTTCATTTTTTTCCCAATCAATAGGTCTTTGATATCTTGAAGCACTATCAACGCATCTTTGTCTGTTCCAAAATCCGCTTGGCATTGCTTTTAGAAACTCTGCCCGAACATCCCTAATTGTCGTAAATGCATACGTATGAAGTAAAGAATCTTTCTTATGATATATGTCTTTGAAAAGTTCGAAGACTGGTAGTGCCGAAAAGTCTATTGGCGATAATCTCTTGACTGATTTCTTTCTGTTCGGGACAGCAGTGATGTCATTCGTATTATTACCACCGCCATTATTACCGTTGACATGTGGTCTTACGGGTATTTGCATGTCATTAAAGTTCTTCCCGTTAAAATGCGTGAAGTAATATTCGTCAGATAATGCCAAAACACCCGTCATAACGTACTTGTAATAATCACTGAGGGTGTTCGGGGCAACCTTGAAGAATAACTTCTGTAAGCCATTTGGATGCTTTCTAACGACTCTACAAAAGAGTTGATATACTCTGTCAACATTCATAGATGTTGTCATATCGACCACATTAACGAGTTCTGGATAGTTAAATCCAAGTATACCTCTACCCACGACAATAAGTATGAGACAATCTGGGTCTGCTTTGAAATTTTCAATTTCCGTGGAGTCATAGTCAATGTCTGAAATGCTCAGTGCGGATTTAACGCCAATTTTGTCAAAATAATTCTTAACTTGTATGGCTTGCCTTTGAGATTTACAAGCAATCATGGTTTTCTGCAAACGTTTCAAGGTAGGCAACCATTCGGGTAAAAGATTCATGTATTCATTACCTCTGATGCTCTTGAGTCTTTCAACAATCTTACCAATAAGGTCATCAAGTGTTTTCTTAGTCTCAGAATCTTTAAATTGAATGCTTTCTTTTAGTTCATCATTCTGGTTGTAATCGTATATGTCGAAGTTGTAACTACTCGTGGCTATTTCAACATAAACATCTGATACCATACCTTCGTCAAAGATAGTGTTCAGTGTTACGGGTATAATCGGGTGTTTCTCTCTTATGAATATTGAAGGAGTACCTGTAAGCAATAGTTGTCTGCGGGGTTTGGTCTTCTTGATGATGTCCTTTACCATTTTTTCACCAAAATAAAACTGATGTGCTTCGTCAACCACAAGCAGGTCAATCTTCTTGAGAGATTTTCTATTTAGAGTTTGCGGTAAGCAGACGTTCACGGCTTTGCTTTCATCATATTCACTGAAATTATCAGCCAACTTATATGTGAAGTCTGGTTTGATTTCTTCCAAGACATCATGAAATTGTGTACGTAATATGGTAGTACCGTGTGCCAACACAATTACTTTTGAATTGGGATTCTTCTGCAAGAAATCCTCAATGCAATGGATTGCCATTATTGTCTTACCAGCAGATGGGCAAGCAGCCAGTACTGTTATTTCCTGACTGCTTAGACTATCTTTGACTTTGTTTATTGTTTCTGTTTGGTATGCTAATACCTTGAGATTTCTACTTTCGAACCAATTATTCATATGTTACAGTTAAATGAATCACAAAGATATATAAAATTTTACAATATGCAAATATTTACATTTTTTATCCACATTTTGAACTTCCACAACCTTTACAAACAAGACATCCTTCAATAAATTGAAGATTTTCACTTCCACATTCAGGGCATTTACCTCTTCCCTTTTCACCGTCCTTAATATATCTTTTTATTGTACGTGCTACGCCATTTTTCCAAGTATTAATATAGTCTTCTTTAAAGTTCAAAGAATCTATGAGTTCATATTGTTTAATTACTGGCATTCCATGTCTCATGATTCCCGAAATTAATTTAGCATAGTTCCAAAATTCGGGATTAAATGCTTGATTTAGTCCAGTATGAACTTGTTTTTCGCCATCACTATCAATATATTCAATATCATATCTTTTTATTTTGATTGGCTTGCTTTCTGCATCAATATCATCAATTATATTTTTAACTACTTCACATTCTTTCACGTGTGGTGGTAATTTGCTTAAACCATTTTCTAATTTACCTGTAAATATTTCATATGGTCTGCCATCTTTCATACCTACAACAGCAATCCACTTTTCCAAATTATTTTGGAATCTATGAATTTCGGCTTTAAGTCTTTTTGGGCGTTTTGGCGCATTATTTTCTTGAAGTTTTTCTTCTTTTCCTTCATTATTAATAAGAACACCACTGCGACTTTCATCACGATAAACAGTACAACCCTTACAACCACTTCGCCATGCAGTTTCATACACTTTTGCAACAAGTTCTTCAGTTACATCTTTTGGTAGATTAACTGTTACAGAAATACTGTGGTCTACGTGACGTTGAATTCTACCCTGCATTTCAACCTTTTTAACCCAATCTACATCATTTGCAGTTGCCTTATAATATGGAGATTTTTTTACTATTTCATCACGTTGCTCATCAGTCATATTTCTGACTGCGTTTATATTATAATTATTAACATCCAGCCATATTTCAAATTTATGGTGAAATACCGGATATTCCTGCCATGCAATACCTTCGGCATCTTCAAAATCAGTTCTTACGTCTTTTTCTTGCGGATTGATTTTTCTGCGCCTTTTATATACTGGTGAAAAGCAAGGTTCAATTCCTGATGTGGTTTGAGTCATGAGACTTGCTGTACCTGTTGGAGCAATTGTAAGTAGTGCGATGTTTCGCCTACCATATTTAATCATACTTTCATATAAATCGGGGTGTTCACTTTTTATGCGGAGAATAAAGGGATTATTCGCCTCACGTTTTGCATCGTATATTGGAAATGCGCCACGCTCCTTTGCCATTCTGATTGAAGAATCGTATGCATACAACTTTAAAGCCTTATGCACATTCTCGCTGAAAGTTGTTGCTTCATCAGTACCATAACGAAATCCAAGAGCTGCAAGCATATCACCTTCTGCAGTAACACCAAGTCCAGTTCTACGACCTCTAATGGTTTTATCCTTAATTCTTTCCCAAAGTCGGATTTCATATAGTTTTAAAAATTCGTCTTCGGGGTCTGAATTAATTTTAGCAAGAATCTGGTCAATTTTTTCAATTTCCAAATCGATTATATCGTCCATATAACGCATGGCAATTATCACATCGTTTACAAATAAATCCCAATCAAAATATGCGTTTTCTGTAAAAGGATATTTAACATAACCATATAAATTTAGTGATAATAAACGGCAACTATCGTCATTACAAAGAGGAATTTCACCACATCTTCGTGCAGAAATACCATTAACAATAATATTTCTACCCATATCTTCTTTAATACAATATACTGATTCATTGTTAATGTTTTTTATTACTATAACAGTATCTGTAAATGATGATTTTATTTGAAAATTATGTTCAACATTAATTTTATCTTCTTTGTCTTTAAAACCTAAAAATCCGACACTATTTTTATATTTAACCAAAGAGCCACCTAAACTAATTAATTCATATTGTATTTTTGTTTTGTATAATGAATTACCTCCACGACCATTGGGTAAACTTGTTAATTTACTATCTCTACGTTTATATATACCAAATATCATTCCGTTTGAATGAAGTATCATTTGAACTTTTCTTAGCATTTCTTCATTGCTCTGCGATAATCTAACAGTAAATCCACTTCTTTGAGTACCTTGTACTGAACCATCACAATACATAAGTGCTGCAATATAAAATTTACCAATTTTTCTTGAAGAATTATTCATTATAAATTCAGGTACATCATGTTTGGTGTTATGATTAAATCCTACATTATTTAGTAATTTCGCCAACCATGCAGAAGAAATTCTAATTTTATTATATTTTTCACTACGTGAAACAAAATATTTACTCAGTTTCGCATCATTTTCATTATAAAAATCTCCATACTGAAGATATAAAATATCAATTAAACTTAATACGAATTTTTCCATTCTAAATCTATCATCACCCCAAAAATCCAAATGAGCACGATTACGTTTTTTATCAAATGTACCATCACCAGTTATTAATCCAATTAATGTTGCTAAAATTTCTTCATTGGTTTCAGGCAAACAACCAATAATTGAATCAAAAGCATTTGGTATTGCTATTAATATTTCATGTTCAGGAGTTAAATCTTTTGCTTCAATCATTCCCGTTGTAGTTGCAATGTGATGGTCAGGTGTACATCTTAATTTAAAACCTTTAGATGTTATAATTTCAAGAATTTCGGCATTTTTTTGTGTTAAAAACACAGGACTTGCTATTCTGATTAATGTTCCTTCTTGTGTGTTATCAATTTTCCAATTTTCTGGTTTTTCTTCACCATCATCAATATATGAAATTCTTCTATCAGAAACTATGTTTGTTGCTTTTATATCACATGTTGAATTTATAAATTTCGTTTCATTAATTGATGCTAAATCGCCAAATTTAACATATCCGTCTTCAGTTAATAAATATTCGCTTGCTGGAAAACATGGATTTGTTGAAGTAGTTTTATACCCTAAGTCTGCATAACAATCTGGAACACTTTCACGTATAACTTGGTCCCAGAATAAAATACCTGGTTCAGCAGAACGCCAAGCATTGAATATGATTTTCTTCCATAGCTTTTGTGCATCAATTTCTTTAGTAACTTTTGCTTGACCTTCAATTGGAAATTGCTGTTGATATGTTGTGCCTTGTGTTGCAGCAATCATAAAATCATCGTGGAGTTTTACTGATACGTTTGCACCAGTAACTTTTCCGGGAGTAAATTTGGCATCAATAAATTTTTCTGAATCAGGATGTCTGATTGAAATACTTTCCATTAGAGCACCCCTGCGACCATCCTGTGCTACTTCCTTTGTACTGTTAGAGTATCTTTCCATGAAAGGTACAACACCCGTAGAAGTGATTGCAGAGTTCTTTACGGGACTACCTGAAGGTCGTACAAATGAAAGGTCAAGACCTACTCCACCACGTCTTTTTTCTAATTGTACACATTCTTGGTCGAGTTTCAGAATTCCACCATAACTATCGCTTTCACCATCGTTTCCAATAACAAAACAATTACTGAGGCTTACAACTTGGAGGGTATTACCGATTCCTGACATTGGTGAACCTTGTGGTACAATTCTTTCAAAATATTTTATTGTATCATAAATTTGTTCTTCAGTAAGAGGGTTGGGATATTTCGCTTCGATTCTCGCAAGTTCTTTTGCGATTCTATGATGCATATCATCTGGGTTCAGTTCGTAATAATTCTTATCGTCTTTTAAGCAGTATTTTTTCATCCAAACATGTGCTGCCAATTCATCTAATTTAAAATATTGTAATGCAGACTTTTCGACTTCTTGTTTGGGATAACTTTTGAGATTTTTTTCCGTCATGTAAATAATAATTTTTTATAAAAATTATGTTTGCAAATATATCGATAAGCCTTCATAAATACAAGAGTTTATTTGAATATTCTCAAAAATTTTTAAATAAATTTTAAGTCATTCAGACATAAACTTTTAACAAAAAAAGGACACCCGAAAGTGTCCCAAAAAAAACGAAATAGATATAAAAACAGAAAAAATTTCTTTATTTTTTATCAGTATTATTAACTACTGTATTAGTGGTTGTATTTGGATTACTAAATGTGATGTTTGTACCATTAGAAGTAATATTGCCACCAATATTTACATTACCAGCATCTTTACTGTTATTTGGGTCGTTTGGGTCATCAGGAATTAATGATTTTGACATTTTTTTGAAGTTTGCGCTTTTTGCACTCATACCCCTATAAGAAGTGGTTGCACAATTCAATGTTGATGACATTACGCCAACACCTGCAGAACTTGCAGTATATGTGAATGTGTTTCCAGGAGCAATACCAAATGACGTACCAACTGCGAATGCATTTTGATTTGCTGCAAGATAAATGAAATTCCAATCATCTTTTTCACAATCAGCAATAAGTTTCTGAATATCTTCACGTCTGTATTCTTTACTTGCATTTTCGAAACCATCGGTTACAACGCAAACCAATACTTTAGAAGGCTTTTCAACGCCAAGACGGTTAAGTGTTGCTCTGTCTTGATTAATTGTTTTACCGATTGCATCGTATAATGCGGTTGTGCCTCTTGGATACCACTGAGAACTTGTGATTTCTTTTACGTCTTTAATGTTTGCACATTCATACAACCATTCGTGTTTGTCATCGAATAAATGAATTGTAATAGTTGCTTCGCCAGGAAGTTTCTTTTGTTGTTTTAGGAATTCATTGAATCCACCGATAGAATCGCTCATGATACTACCCATAGAACCACTGCGGTCCAAGATACAAATAATATGGGTCTTATCATTCATTGTTATAGTTTCTTCAGTGACAGTTGTAGTAACCGTAGTAACTATTTTTTTCTTTTTTTCTTTAACGGGTTTTACCTCTTCTTTTGTTGTAGTAGTTGTGACTACCTTTTTGTTTTTAGCCATTTCTCATAATACTTAAGCATAAAATTATTTTCACAAATATAATAATTCTTAAAGAATTATGCAAGACTATTTTTATTTAGACTAAATAAAAATAATAACTGGCTCAAAATAAAAGACTTACTAAACATTATATTTGGTAAGTCTTCATGTGACCCCGGTGGAACTCGAATCCACAATCCTTACTTTAAGAGAGTACAGCTTCACCAATTAAGCTACGGAGTCAATTTTACATATTTCTTCATATTCTTTTTTTAATCTGTGGCATCTTCCATAATTACCGCCTTTTGCTGCTAAACCAACGGTGATTAAAGATTGTCTCATGTTAAAATTATTCTCCAATAATACCTTAAATAATTCGTCATCATTAACTCTTCCTCGATTAATATTATTGCCCTTATTTCTTCCTCTCCATGTTGGTGTTAATGAATGACAATTTGGACAGAGTGCTTCAAGATTTTTTCTTTCATTATTTGAATGATGACCATCAATATGTTCTATTTCAAGGATTAATTTTTCTCCAAGCCATTCCGATAATTTACATCTGTTACATTTTCCATTTTGTTCTAATATTACTCTTTTTTTAATGGTGTCTTCACCCAAAGTATTATAATCAGCATTTAATAATCTTTCTTTATAATAGGCATTTCTTTTATCTTGAATTTCTTTCCATTTTTCATTAGAATATGTATGAAACACTCCTATTCGTCCCAATAATTTTTTACTTACCGCTTCATTAATTTCTTTTCTTTTTGCTTTAGTACTAAAACCATTTGCACAATTTTTTGAACAAAATTCACCACAACTATATTTGCTATATTTAACAGCTTCTTTAATTTTACAATATTTACATTTACTCATAATTTGAACTATTTTTAATATAAATACTATCTACTTAAAAAATAGTTCAAATGAAATTTGTGCGCCCGGTGGGATTCGAACCCACGTAGGTCAACTGACCCCGGATTAAAGGTCCGGTGCATAGCCAACTTTGCTACGAGCGCAAATTTGTGAGGGTAGAGGGATTCGAACCCCCTGTGTTTCTTTGTTTCGGTTTTACAGACCGAAGTCACTCCACCACCGTGACCGTACCCACATGAAAACAAAAAACCCGAATCTTTCGAATCGGGTTCTTAATATCTTTAAAAGTATATCTATTACATGCCTATACTTTTGGACACAGTATTCCCGATTCCTATAAAGTGCTTTTTATAAGATTTTTTACCGTAATAATATGTACCAAATGTAATCATTGCTTTATTTTCTAATTGTTTGTTTTAAATATCAAGTGACAAATGTAGTAATAAATACCGAACTTGCAAATAAAATCGCAATTATTTTACACATTATTTTCAAGTACGGTTTCATAATAATTAATTAACTGTTGTTCAGTACTGAAATACAGCACGTTAGTGGGTGGAGTATAATTAACCATTTCTCTGCCTTTTATGACTAAACCATCATATCCAAGTCTTTGCATTTCATCTGCAATCGTTGTTTTGCTACTGAAAAATTCATTACTTCTCGGCACACCATGCATTTTACAAAAATTAGTAACTACTTGTTGTAAAAAAATTTTCTGCATCATTTGTAGTATACACTATTTTTGGTTTCTTTGGTATTGCATTAACAAGAAAATAAACCTTACCATATTGTTTTGCCAAATCTCTATTCCCTAAAAAGGCAGAATATAAACCTTGTCCATAACTTGCAAATCCACCATTCTCCGCAGAATTATTATTATCACGTATACCTCTTATAGTTACGTTTTGTCGTTTCCACTTTAAATAATTGACATGATTATAGTCTTCAGTCACTACATTTGCAATTTCTTCTTTAATAATGTTAACAATACTTTTCATTATTCAACTAATCTGATTGTCCAAAAGTCGTCTGCAACATATGGCGTATTTATATACCAATAAGGTAAATAAAAATATCCGTTTAAACCCCATGAAGTACCCCAGGAATTTCTGACTATGAGTGAATTTTTTTCATCATCATATCCAACAGCTAATACTGCATGACCACCAATTGGTGCTTCATTGGGTAATGGTATTGGTACTTCTCCTGAATTTGCAACATCGTCAGTCATAAATGATTCGTATAATGTGAAGCCAAATATAACAGGATATCCACTTACAAGGCATTGCTTTGTATCATATGTGTTATTCGAAGATAATCTTAAATATTCTTGAACTTGATTATCGAGTGCTGTAGCATAACAATCGGGACAAGGTTTTGATTTAAATTTACCTTCATTATATTTCCACATTGTTTCAGGACATACACCTGCATCAACAAGGGTTTTAATGCCTGTTCTTATCATTGCACCACCATCATCATTAATTGAGTTCTCAATTGACCTTTCATTATAATAAATAAATAATCTTGAAGGAATGAAATTGGGTTTGCTTTGTTTCATTTGTTCAAACTGAAATGCTGCACCAAGTGCATTTGCCGTACAACTACCAAGTTGTCCTTGGTCATAAATTGATGGGCATTGCGGTCTAAGGTCAAATAATGGCGGTAATGCTATTGGTGCGGTGACTTTGAATTTAATGTCTCTTGGGTCATATAGGTCATGTTTCCAGCCAAATTTTCTTCCTTGTGCCAAATCTTTTGCACTTTTTGATTTTCTGAAGATAATGTCAAATGTTTTCACGATATTTATTTATTATAAATACACAAAAAAAGCGGAGATTCTCCGCTTTTTAATATTTCGGTTTCAAAGTCTTAGACTTCGAGGCTAATTTAAATTATTGATAAATCTATTTCAATTAATCTTATTGTCCAGAAGTCGGATGTTAATTGGGCAAGTGATGTATATGCATATGGCATATAAAAATAGCCATTTAAACCCCAACTTCTTCCCCAACTATTTCTTACGATTAAAGCACTTTTGGCATCGTCATATCCAACAGCTAATACTGCATGACCACCTTCTAACTGGTCGGTATCTTTTGGCATTGACATGATACCCGTTTTTGCTACTTGGTCAGTCATAAACGATGAATAAACACTAAAGCCAAATGCAACGGGAAAACCATCAGCAAGGCATTGTTTTATTTGAGGTATTGTGGGATTAACGCTTAAATATTCCTGAACTTGATTTTTTAAAGCACTTGCATAACAATTTGCTGGTGGTTTTTGTTTAAATTTACTTATTTTATATTTCCATAAATTTTCGCTACAAACACCATTGTTATTTAATGTTTTAATACCATTTCTTAGTGTTGCACCAGCATCACTATTTACAGTATTTTCCAGTACTCTTTCATTATAATAAATAAACAGTCTTGAAGGAATAAATGAAAGGCTTCTTTTTTTTATTTGTTTTAATTGTTCAAATTGAAATGCTCCTGCTAATGCGTTTGCTGTACAACTACCAAGTTGTCCTTGGTCATAAATTATTGGGCATTGCGGTCTAAGGTCAAATAATGGCGGTGCTGGTTTATTTAAAACTATTTTGAACATATGGTCTCGATAGTCAGTTAATTCTGGCTTCCAATTCAAAACCCTTTTATTGATACTACTATTGGATTCGTTTTTTAAGTAATTAAATGTATCCATGATATTTTGTTTATCATAAATACTAATAAAAAAAGCGAAGTTCGCACTTCGCCTAATTTAATCTATTTGCTTCAAACACAATTCTTTATTCGTCTTCAAAGCCGTCCTTAAATGGTTTGCTGTAGACTGGTCGAATCATCTTCCAGATTATTTCATCATATGGTCGTTTGTCATACATCTTAAACAATATTGCACTGTATTTTGTATTTAATGCTTCAATTGCAAATGTTCTACGGTCAGTACCCTTTACAGGATAAATTTTACCATATTCCATCAATGCTTGAGATTCAATATCATTGAAATCCCCTTTTAACTTACGAACAGTTTTTTGTAACCAATCATAGAATTCGTCTGGAACTCTATCGAGTAGTTCGTCAAAGTCGTTATTGTTTTTCAGATGTTCCCAAATAGTTAAATTTGAAACGTTTGTTACAATGGCATGTAATCTGCAATATTCAGCAAATTTCATTTTTAAACGAAAACCATTAGCAAATCTTAAAACAACACCTTCTTTATTATCTTCTCCAATATTTATTAATTTTCTTAATTCATCAAATGATTTAAGTTCCAGTTTTTTTACAACTGTGAAATATTCAGAATATGTAGCAAGTACACTTTCGTATGGTAGTTCATAACCACTTAAAGTTTCTATTACTGCAAGCAACACAAGTTCCCTTCTGTTACCGTAATCAAGAACAATACGGTTTTCCGGATATAAAATTTCAAATAAATATGTCATTTGTTCCTCTAACTTATCATAAAGCGGAACATGGAGCATCTTTTGTGCTTCTAATGCCTGTTCAGAAATAAATGAACCTCTGGAAGCCACTATCCATTTCGAAACTGATTTGTAGTAAAACAATATAATAAGCGAGCCATCCATTTTTTCAAATGCATCGAAATCCATTGACCAATCAATTTCTGATGGAAGATATTCTTCGTAGTTTTTGAATTTTTGAAATGGACGTGCCAAGATATTACCTTCTGCATCCACAACCAAACCACGGCATGACAAAGTATATTCGTCCCAAGCCTTCATTGCTTGAACTCTTACCGAATAGTTAAGTATCCAGATATCATATTCTGGATGCTTATTTGCCATAATAAGTTTATTGTCGATGTATGTGTTCAACAATTTCCAATCAACCTTTTCCAACATTTTCATTTCAGTTATACTTTAGCATATATAATACCAAATTTCAGTTCTGCATTGGGAAATATCTCCTTTACTATTTCAAGATACTCCTCTTGGGTTTTATAGTGTTGAAATGTTCCGGATTTGGTCACTCCCGATTGTTTTGCGGGGTTTTTATATGTTGACCTAACGTAGAGCATTCCACCATCTTTAAGTGCATCATGCGCCATATTTAATGCATTCAACTGTATTTCATGTTCTGCTATGACATTTAATAAATTAAACATTGTCACAGTATCGACACTATTATCCTCAAGACCATAAATAATCTTGATGTTGTGTGCCAAACTTCTGTTATACGGGTCAAACACCAGATTTGTTACACCTTTCTCCAATAATTTTTCGGTCATTAAGTCATATTTTCCACCACCGATGTCTAAATTAGTGGTATTTGGTTGCCAACCAAAATGCTTGTCGACAATCTTAAACCCTGCTGGAACCTGTTTTATTGAAGTTTTTGCTGACGTATACTTTTGATGTACCATTGAATACTTCATCTGCTCAAACGTAATTAAGTACAAATATATAAAAGAATTTCATATAAAATCAAGTATTTATAAAAAATGTGGATTTACATGAAATTAAAATCTCTTATTAAAGAAGAATTAATTGATATGGTTCGGGAAACTGCAACTCAAGCACCCGGAGCAACACTCGTAAAAGATGATAGGCTTAAATTCACTTCAATAGTTAATTCAACATTCAACAATTATGAAGGATTTACCAAGGATTTCGATACGGGCATTGATACAAGTAAAATTATTGTTCATTGGAACGTTAATTTTTTAGTAAATCCCGAAGGAATTTATAAGTTTAATGTTGAGGTAGAGCAAGTTGAGGGTCAATTTATCTTACGTATGTATGACAAACACTCCGATGAATTAATGCAAGAAACACCAAAAAATATTGCTGATACCAAGTGGAAATTTGAAATTGGTGAAGTTGCCGTTGAACAGGGTGGATTTTTATTTGTGAGAGAATTAGAATTCGATTTTAAAAATAATGTTTGTAACGTAGTATTTTAACCAATGAACTTAACATCATTAATTAAAGAAGAGGTTAATGGCTTTCTTAATGAGTTTGCCGAAGAAGATATTGTTGATAGCCGTAATATTAATTTGCAGAAGGAATATGATGATTTAAATAAATTACTTTGGGAAGGCAAGTTGCCTAATGTCCCACTGAAATTTGATGCCAAAAAGAATGGATATGGTCGTGTAAATGGTATGATTGAACGATTCACGAGAAAAGTAATTGTACATCATCTGGCAATATCAAACATGTATAGTTTCACATATCGTCAATTTAGAAATATTATGGCACATGAACAAATTCACGTATATCAAATGGCAGTAAAGCAAGAAAGGGGTGGTCATGGTTGGGATTTTGAGCGTGAGGCACGTAGAATTAATGGTATGGGATTGGGATTTAATATTACTGCAAGAAACGGTGAAGATATACCAGTATCGGACCAAGCAAAACAAAATTTTAGTAAGAAAAAATTGATTGCTATGGTATTGAATTTTGATGGACAATATAGCTTAACATTGACAACTCCGAGCGTATATGAAAGAGAAGCAGACCAATTTTTTAAGATTTTTGACAGTGCAGTAAATAAGTTTCACAAATATAGTAGTGTGGAAATAACTGTAATTGAAACATCAAATCCTGAAGTAATGGGATTTCCAGTTGCAAGAACATTCATGAGAAGTGTAAGGTCAGTACCATTACATGACAGATTACTTGAGCAATTGCTTAACGATAAAATAATTAAGGAAGTAAAAATAAAAAGAGGTATGCCAATGTCGGTATCCGAACAAGTTCTTTCAGAAGCCAATACGGGCGAATGGGAAGAAATAGAAATAGTTTAACAATGAAAAATAATAAACAAAGACTTTATGAAGTCATGGAAAGAGTAGCACCAAATTTTGGTGAAAATGATTATAAGAAAATCATGAATGATTTTCCTGGTCATGCCAAATATGTAAATCCCGTAGATTCTCTACAATATAAGTGGTATCAAGAAGTATTGCAGTTCATGCAAGGCAATAATCCTATTGAGCAAAAAGCGGAACTTGTTAAATTTTTTCAGAATGACTTTTTTGGCATTGACTACGGAGAATTTCAAACAGACGAAGAAATGGTTAATTGGTGGCTTTCTCCTGAAGAACAGAAATTTATTGCAGATGAAATGAACCCCAATGGCTCACCAAGTGAATTACAGAATGCACCGCTTAAATAAATTTAATATGAAAAGAAACGATAAACAAAGACTTTTCGAAGTCATGCAAAGACTCGATAAAACATTTAATCCTAAGTTGAATGAAATGTTAGAGTCGCCAGAAGAAGAACAGACTAATCCAGATTTTCTTCCAATAACTACTCCTGTTGGAAGTCCTGATGATAAGTTATTTACTGAGGTTGTTAATCAAGGAATTGATTCGCATCTTGAAGGCTTTACCAAAAGTAAGTTCGAGATTAAAAACAGTTCGTTGGGTAATAGGAGAATATTTAACTTTCATAGGTCCGAATTACCAATATTGCTCAGAAGGTTAGAAGAAATTGGCAGTCCGGAAGCACTTCAATGGAAAGAAGACATTGAGCAATATAAAGATACTCCGGTATTTCATTAAAAATAAATGTATTTATAATAAAAAATAATATGAAAAAATATTGGGAAATGTTCGTAGCATGGCTGAAAGCAGTTGTGTTACCTTGGTTAAAAGGATTGTGGTTAAAATTTACCACATGGTTTATGGGCAAGGAACTTGCATGGATTAAGAAAAATTGGAAAGAAATCGCTAATTTTCTTATTATATTAATTGCATACTGGAAACTTAAGGCAGATAGTGCTGTGTTTGTTGCTTTTTTGTTAAAAGCATGGCTTATTGCAATGACTTTGTATTATGTCTTTATTCAAGGACTACAAATACAGAAGTTGTTTAAGAAAACACCACCTGCACCGCCTGTAGCATAACATACTGGAAATTCTAAACCCGTCAATTGGCGGGTTTTTTTGTAGCGACACAGGGAATCGAACCCTGATTCCTTCCTTATGAGAGAAGTGTCTTAGCCATTAGAGCGATGTCGCTATGTATATCGACACTACCAAATAATGTCGATACATGCTCTTTGATACCCACCATAATATCTGGTGTTGATTTTGGTTGGTTTTTTCATCCATTGCCTTGGATTTTTAGAAACTAATTTCCAGTTTGGAAATCTGGTGTTTGTTCCCTTTCTTTTACCACGGCATATTTCCATGTCATCGTAAATATATCCACCGTACCATTTTTTACCATCCGCATTTTCGTTGTGATGATAGCCACAGTATGAGCAATGAATTCTACACTTTTGTTCAAGATAAATCTTGTAGGCACGGTTGAATTCACCACGATTTGTGGTTGTCTTACTAATAATTTTACTTTTCATTTTCTTGTATACGCTTTAGTGCGTTACAAGAAATACATCCAAGGTCTTTTCATCGTTTTTAGTTTTTATCAATTAAATTTATTTCGTTAGCTATTTCTTGAAATTTCTTATTAAGTTCTTCATATTTTATTCTGTCTTCTCCATCATCAGGTATTTCAACAAATTCAATCTTACCATCATCTATAGTGGTGGTGTATGGCTTGAGAAGTTTGTCTATTTCATCCATTACTTTGCCCAATGCCCGACCCTTTTGTTCATTGAGTTTTTCAAACACCTTTCTACCCATTTCTGTTATCATAGTCCTCAAGGTCGGGGTCGAACCGACACGTCATTGCTGACAATAGTTTTTGAAACTATCACGTCTACCAATTTCATCACATGAGGAAGTATAAAGTAATGCGGAATATTTGGGTCAAATACATAATTTATCACAGGATTTTCAGCACCCTTTTTCAGTGCCCGGTTATATGCTTTGATGATATCTTTACCTGAAGCAATAACTTTGGTGTCCGTGAATGATTTTGTTATAATATATTTTCCGTAATACTTTTTCATTATTTCTTTTTTGGCACAACCCTTATGATTTTTCTTCGTGGGTCTGTTATTTTCAACGGTTTGCCACAATGACAATCATCTTCTTTGGGTATTGGCTTTTTACTTTTGATTATGTTTGTCATTTCAAATCAAGTTTTTCGTCTTCATATACTTGAGTAGTTGCCATACCATCATTATGATATAACGTACCTTCCTTTTGCGCCCGGAGAATATCAGCAGGGTCTTCAATTCGTGTCAAATCACCCATACCGTCTTCTTCATAGTATCCTTCATCCAACCAATTTCTAAATAGTAATCCCATTTACTTCTCGTTTTAATTCTTGCTTAATTCGTTGTCTTTCAGCACCCTTATTAATGTCACCAAGTTCAGTTTCCCACCAATTAACCCATTTACCACCAAATTTTTTACTCAATCTTTTTGGATGGCAATCGGTGTAGTTATATCTCATTTTTGCACTTTTTCCGTAAGGTAACATATTATATCCAAGGTTTACCAAATGCTGTCATTTCTTCTGCAGTCCATTTTCCTGCCTTCACCAAATCACCCTTTATCCTATCAAGAACCAAGCAACAAATATTGCCTTTATCTTCCTGGAAATACTTCAAGAATTCTTTACGGTCTTCATCAGAAGCTAATTTAATGATTTCTTTGGCTTCTGCATGATATTGCTTTGCAATTTCCTTAACAACTGCCTTATTACAATTTTCCAATAAAACATCAATTGGAACATTTGGTTTTTTCATGTTATTTTTTATTATAAATACTTAGTAGCGAAGATGGGAGTCGAACCCACACGGACATTACTGCCCACGGGATTTGATTTGCTCTATTCGAAGCACTAAGTCCAGCGTGTCTACCAATTCCACCACTACGCCATTATTTTTTATTTGTTGCATTTTTTCCTCTGTGTGTTTCTGTTTGACTATGACAATTTGGACACAACATTTTTAAGTTCGACAACAAATGATTGGTTCTATCTCCATCAACGTGGTCTAATTCCATTTCCAATTTCTTTCTATGCCACTTATTTTTTTGTCCACATTCTTCACATTCATTTTTTTTATAACCTTCACCGACTAATCTGTTTTTTAATTTAAATGTTTGATATTCTGGATGTTTACCTTCAAATATTATTTCTTCAATTGGTATTATTTTTGAGGGTCTTTTTCTTGTACCCTTTCCCGATTGATTTGTTTTATAACAATTTAAAATTATTGCTCTTCGTTTAAAACTATTGAAATGTATTTTTAATTTTGCAGCAGCTTGCGCCATGCTTGTTGATGATTTGCATACACTAATAAAATATTTATCATTTATTCTATCTTTAATTTGTTTTGGCATAACATTTATTTTTCAATAAATACTACACACTCAAGAAAAAAATTGTTTAGTGTCTGTTAATTATTTATAGTTTTTTATTTTTCTTAAGTCTAAGCCACAATAAATCTCTTTACTTAGAAATTCTGACGATATGTTATTTAAAATGTCAAACAATCGATATCTCCATCTATTATCTGAACCCCAATTATCTTCTGAATCTCTAATAAATATAGGATATATTGTAGCTGGTTTTCCATCAGAGTCAGTAAATATGCCTTCATTCATAATCCTCTTATCAGTTACTTTCCAAAAGAAATTAATTGGTATTGTGACATAATGTGGTTGATTATTATGTTTCAATATGATAATAAATACCTTATTTTCGGCATCTAAATTCACGTAAATACCTTCGTCATTGAAAGGAAAATTAATTTCTTTTTTCCTTTCCAAACACAGATAGGGAGTCAAATAACCAGTGAAAGAATCATCATCCATTTTATCCAATAGTGATTCATTTTGTTCATTGGCAATAATATATGTTAATAAAAACAATCTAATTGTGTCAACATTAATTAGCTTTATTATTCTTATATCAAAATGGGTTGATAGAAAAAGATATGCACTTTTAAATAATCCTAAATGAGTTTCTTTAATAAGAAGTCTATCTGATAATGTCAGATTTTCTATTGTGAATGAATTGTTTTTACTAAAATAATCTGAAAGTGATTTATATTCATTCCCCTTAACTCTTTTACCATCAGAAACTATTAATTTTTCTTTTTGATAATTTAATTTCACTTGAAATGGTGCAATAACTCCTTTTAATTTTAAATTGGCAACCAAATCATCTTTAATTTCTTTTTTCATATAGAAATTATCAAGCATGAATGTTTTGTTGGTCTTTTCTTCAATAGTTCCAAAACCACAATTACATGTATGACATACAGGTGTTGTTCTTATACCACCCCATGCTATTGGTGGGACGTGTTCATCAGTTAAAACTTGAGTGTTATTGGGAAATAACGATAAACATATTGGGCATGGATATTCGGTGGGATTTTCATAGAATCCCGATAATTTTGCACCTTCGACACCAAAATTAAAAGCTAATTCTCTATTATATTTCATTTTTAAAAATTATTTAAAATTTCACCACTACGCCAAATATCATTCTTTGTCATGATGACCAGTTGTATTGTTACCCCAAAAACCACTATCAGTGGAATTCTTTACAACAGGAATATCGTCATCATCTAAGGCATTTAATCTTGCAAACCTTATTTTCTTTTTCTTATTTTTCTCTCTAACAATATTAGCTGCTGTTTCAGTTAAATCGACACCATCATATCTATCTTCTGTTTTCATGATTCTTCAAGTATTATTCTGTTATCAAAACTGCCACGTTCTAATTTTTTCTTCGCTTTTACTTCCTTAATTTTATCCAAATGAAAATCGTAAAACTTAGCAAGTGCTTCAAGTACTTCCATTACATCAGCAAATTCTTCCAGACTTGGTTTTTCTTTAAATTCCAAGATTTCTTCTCCAAGTTTTTCGTAGAGTTTTTCAAGAAATTCTTTATCGTCTTTAGCTATATGGTATTTGCAACCCCCGCCAGACCTTTTAATGATTTTAAGAATTTTATCCCTAACCAGTTTATTATATGTTTTCATACCTGCAATACCATTCGCATGTCTTCTTTATTATATATTCTGTGGAAGCATCCTTGTCCACAAATTGTTTGAAAATAGTAACCCTTAAAGAAATAAATCGTACTTGGAAAATGTTTTGGTTCAATTTCTGCTACTTCAATTGGTTCATAATTGTGAACAAGATAATCAATCACAAAAGCCAATTTATTATTTGGATATGGCTCATAGCCTTTATGTCCACATTTTTCCAAATAACCGTCATCATGTTCAAGAATCAATCGGTACATCAGAGTTTCAAAATCATGAGTTTCAAGATATTTTTCGAATTTTCTGTAACGACCATCGGCAATTTTTAATTCCTTTGCCATTTTTTCAATAAACTCATTACGAATGGCAATACCTTCAGGAGATTCTGCCCATTTTTTCATTTTTTTGTAATCCAAACTCATAATTAATTTAATTTTGTTAGTTCAAATTTTCTTTTATATTCATCAAATTCTTTATCTGACATTTTAAGTAGTCCGTCTGCTAATATTTTGGCTTCAACATCCCTTTTTTTCATAGTATTTGGATGATTCATGTAGAGCACAAAAAGTATTGCTTCTTTCGCTCTGTCAAGTTTATTTATTTCTTCGTCAGTCATAATTTATTTATCCAAAATAACGCAATTTTTTTGCAAAAAGCAACTGTTTCTTCTTCGGTCATCGAATTTTTCATGTAGTTTATTGGTGTTGACACAAACACCACATTATTTTTTTCATATGGTTTATTCGAATCAACTCGGTCAAGCGATGCCATTTCAAACATCTGATGTCTTTTTCTTGCTTGAGGTAACTTAAGTTCAATTCCTGTGTATGGACATTTACCGTTTTGTTTATTCCATTGTTCAAGCAAATCGTCTAATGTTAAATCACCCAAGTTTTTTCTTCGTTTTGCTCTCCTTATAAATTCCCGAAAACCAGTAAATTGGTCTCTTTGAGTTTTACCATTAAAATTATCAACATTTCCCTTTCCTATCCAAATGCCCAGATTTTTAATATTTGTTTTTCCAAGGCAACTTTGGGAGCAATAATGTTTTTTACCTTTTGCTTCCGTTCTTTTTATTTCTGAAACCGCTTTTTCAAACGGAGTATTGCAGTTATAACATATAACTACTGCTGTTTTTCTTTTATACTTTTCCATCTTCCACAATATTTTATTATAAATACTGTGGAAGTGCGGAAAAGTTTGTGGAAGTGGAGCAGAAGGGAGTTGAACCCTTGTCCAGTCATGCGACTAATACGTTTTCTACAAGTTTATCTGAATTTTCTAATTCAGCGAAATATCTGATGTTTGCGGAACATCAACAATCCGTCTTGTCTTTTGCTTCCTTAAGCCGGAAGGTTCTTTGCTGAGTTTTTTGTTTCCTTATGCTGCGATTGCAAGTTCAGCTTGTCTTGCGAATACTGCTTTACCTCTC